CAGATGTTCCGTGGTTAAACTTTTTTATTGCTGGTGAAGGTTTCCATAGACAACACCATAACAACTTTCGTAAAATACGATTGCATAAATGGGACACCGGCGGATGGATTGCAGAAAAACTTTTTCATCCAAAGACTGGTCTAATTGCCGTTAAAAATTAATTCATTCAAGTATTCTGCATTACCTGTATACAGTATTCCTTGCCAATTATTCTTCCATATTAATTCAATATTTTCGTTGTGAACATGCCAGGTATCAAATACATCTGGTCTTTTTTGTTTAATACGTTGAAAGAATCTATTACCTTTTTCTCTACTCCAAAAGAAAAATGGATACCTATCTTGTAATTGTTGCATATGCCATAAGTCAATTTGAAAGTCATCAATTTGATTGAACTTTTGATTTGTTTGAGTTGTTCTATAATCACTGAATAACCAAAATCGACTAAACAATCTACAAGTATTTTTGGATGTATGTTGAGCACCTGTGCATAGTACAGGTCTATCCATTTGATAATCCCACAACACACTATATATAAGCATATCTTGTAATTTAAGCCCTTTTAGTGTATAGTTGTCTGCTAGTTTATCATTTACACTATCAGCTTCTAGTAATGGTAATGTACGCATAGCAATGTCATTAACATTTTTATCTGGTGTTTGTCCGTTGACTATAATAGGTACAACTGTATATCCACAAGGCAGTTTGAACTTAGAAATATTCATAGTAGTCTCCAGCAAACCTAAGTGTGCAACCCATTTTCCAACCATCAGTCATAGTGCCTGTTGCATGAATATGTTTACTGTCAAAAATTATTAGATTGCCTGGTTTAAAATCCAATGCCACTCCTGTTAATCCTTTAAACAATGCATGTTCTTTTCCTTGTATTGTTAAATGATCCAATACTTTATCACTATATATTCCTTCTACAATTTTATCGTCATAAGGATAAGCACGTTTTTTATTATTATCAAAGTCTGCTTGCTGTTCATACCATTCACCTAACCAAGTAGCACCAACATATTCATTGACCCACTGATCGTATATTATAAAGTGTTGCTCAACTGGTTTTTCTTGTGCTATTGGGATAAGAACATTAAAGCAAGGATAAATGTTTTTGCTTATATCTACATGTGGATAATAAGGTGCATCATGTCTGTATATATTATCACCCAAGTTCTTTATACTAGTATCAAAGTAACGGTCTAACACGGGCTTTATAATGCGTTGTACAATAGGTAAACTCCATGGCTCTTGTAGTTTATTCATACCTCTTGTGACATAGATGCTATCAGCGTTATTTTCCCAATAGTTAACAAATTGATCAAGTTCATCTTGTGTAAATGCTTGTTCGATTACTTTATAGTGCATAATCTACAACGGTCCCGTCATGTTCTCTTTTTACCATTGGCTTTAGACCATTATCCTCTGCCCAGTCAATTACATGTGGTCTCATTGCTATCTCAAATGTATTATCTTTGTGTGCGTCATAGGTTCTCACATATCCTATATCGCCTTCAATATCTATTATACTGATACTGGCTAAAACATAATTATCATATGCTGTAAAGATTGGTTGCTCCCAATCAATACTATCTGTTATATTATTTTCTTCTACAAACTGTTCTACCCAAGGTCTGTACTTTTTATACCAATCATTGTACTGTACTACAAATGGAACAGCTTCATTTCCATAACTGTAGCACTGCATATTTCTTTTACGCCTATCCTTTAGTACACTATCTGCACTGTGAAAAACTTCTGTATGATCAAATGTAATTACATCACCCGGACCATACAAACACATGTCTAATAGCTTTGTACCATTACGTCCAGTCCAAACATAAAAACGTGTATACCCATCTAAACAAACCATACTTAACAAAGGAGGTATTGGTCCTAGTGCATTCCAACGTGGGTCTTTGTGTATATCTAAACTGGTAGCTGTATTTCTAAAGTCACTGAGATAAGTTATTCCTGGCACAAGTTTTTCACCTGTTGTTCGTTCAATAGCATCTCGCATATGATCTGGCAAAGGATCAAATGTAAATGTATATTCTGTGTGTCCTTCACTCATTGGAAAGTAATTGAATGTTGTAATTTTATCTGGATCACTAGGATACAATTCCATTACTTCATTAAGTAGTTTGTCAACATCATAATCTATTGTATGTCTCTTGAAATATTTGCCATCTGCTCTAAAAAACATTTCAGCATCAAAGTCTTGTGGCAATCCAAATACTACCAAGTCACCTACGCCTTCAATATGATGCATAAACTTTGTATGGTACAATACCATTATATTATTACCGCTAAGTTTTTTAGTTTCTAATACTTGTTTTGTTTCTGGGTCGTGCAGTGTTACTATTAATTCGCCCCGAGGACACATAAACACCACAGCATTCTCTATGTCACCTCTGTCTATGTGTGGACCTAAACTGTCAACAAATCCTGGATAATAATCCCACACACCCATGTATCGTATTTCACTGTCAAACATTAGTCCTAGTTCATGTCTGAGTAGTTCAGTTTGTTTGCTAAAGTCTTTTTTATCTTCATACAAATACCAACCAACACTGTTGGGCTCTGTTTCATTTGCTTTGCTTTGATCTATAAATGTAGCTAGATCAAAACGTTCTATATCATACTTGTATGTTCTACACCAATCATACATTGGGCGCCTCTCCTGCAAAAAATTCTTCTGGATTACTTTGTAAATCAACTCCAAACACAGCCAGATCACCTTGTCCTTCAACACTGTGCGGATATACTGTATTGTTCAATACTATTACATTACTAGTAGTTACTGAGACACTGTCTAATATTTCTTTAGTATCTCTGTGATGTAGGTGTATTTTAAACTCTCCATGTATACTTGTACATACACTTCCGTTATGTTTTCTAGGTGTTATATCTCCACTGTGTGTACCTTGACCATCTATATGTATTGGACATTGTGTGAAGTTCTCATCATATCGCCAGATACAAAGAAATCCTTTTGGATAATCTAAATTTGCTCCAGTTACATTTTTTATGTTCTGTCTAAACTCTGCTAGTTGTTGTCTTTTCTTTTGATCTGTATTCCATATGGTCCACATACTACTATCAGCTACACTTTCGTACATTCCTTCTGGAGCAGGGTCATTATTTTCTGTAAAGTCTTGACAAAATCCAGCAAAGTAATCTGGTATAGTTATTGGATATGTTTTAACCCAAAGCATTCAATACCTCTTCAGCATGTGTTTTAAAAGCATGAAAGTCTAGTTCTTTTGGTATGTTGTTGTAACGTACTACAAAAGCAAGTCTAGGTGCTTGCTGTATCTGTACACCATGTAATACATCTGTATCAATTAACACAGGCTTGTCTACAGTAATATGACCAATGCGTCTGCCTTCATTGTGTTCTTTATCAAACTTAAATTCAGGTCTAAATTCATGATAGTAATATTCTTTTCTTGCATTACGTTCTGGCAACCATATCTCTTCTGGTCTAGTTTCATAGTAATCAATACGACTTGCACCATGAACAGGAAACACTATATTAAAATAATTTGGATGTTCGCTTCTGGGATCTAAGTCTGTGTGTACATATAGTTCTTTCTTTTCACTGTCGCTAAAATTAAATCCTGTACTTCTAAGTTGCATGTCAGGGTGTACTTGTCTATGTCTTTGTAACAACGGTTCAAATATTTTACCATTACCATTGTCAGTATCGCCCAAATCTCCCATTGCATAACTTTGCCATTTTGTTTTTCCAAATACATTGTGTCTATCATGACTGTGACAATTTACCAGCATACGTTTTTCACCTACGCCAAGTGTTTCTTCTTTTTCTACAATTTGTTCCCACATGCTTAATAGTATTTCACGCTCGTCGGGAATATCTATGTATTCACAAATGCCTGGTATCTCTTCAGGGAAGTCTCCCTTGTCCAGTAATACGTTTCTAGATTCCTGTCCCATTGTCTCTCCATTGTTGGTTCCATTGTAAATATTTATTTTTAAAATATTTGTTATTGTCTTTTTGATAACTTAGATAATTGTTTAGTCTGTTTCCTGCTTCAGCAAAATGTTGTTCATTTCCAGGTACTACAGTTTCCCAACAATCATTAAATGCTTCCATATATATTACATTAGCACCTAACTTTTTAAACACTTCTTTGGTTTGTTCAAAATGCCTACTGCCGCCTTCGTTTCCACTGGGTGTAAATGTAAGTATTATCACATGTTTTTTAGTAAAAGGATATCCTTCTCCATGTCCCAAGTTCATATTATTTGTTACTACCAGCCAATCTAATAGATTTTTAGTACTACTGCTCATCATAGCAGTAAACTCTGGCACAGCAAAAACAAACTTATCATACTTCCACATTTCATCTATTAGATCTAATAAACACTGTGGTACTGGATCGTCCATGCCATTTACATTTACAACAGGTAAGTCGTAGTTGCTAAGTCTATCTACACTAGTAAAATTGCACAACTTGTTTAGTAATAATAGTCCACGATAGTTTATGCTATCCGGACATGCACTGGTACTAAGTGCGAGAACTGACATCGTACAACACTCTCTTTCCTGCAAATATTGGCAAGTCTAAATAGTGTTCGTCAACTTTATAATCTTTATTTAAAAAGTCTAAGCCGCCATTTGTGATAGTATTCAATATTAATCTATCATCCCAATGTCTTTGAAAATGATAAGGCTCTTGTATAATTGCATTTTTACAGTTGTGTTGTGCCATCTGATTTTTAAAGAATTCTTCTCGGAGAAGATTATTTTTTATATACAGTAGTACACCGCTGAATATCATTACGTCAACTTCAAAGTCTACTTTAACAGGAACGATCCAACTTTGCACTGCAAAATTTATATGATCACAGTTTGCATAAGTTTTTTGTGCTTTATGAATTGGTTCGCTACTTGTATCAAACCCAAAATAATTGTAATCGTAGTATTTAAATCCATCTTCGTGTAGTATGTCATTTACTATACCAGTTCTACAACCAACATCAATAATACCTGTATACTTTTTATTTTTAATAATTCTTGCTTGTTTTTCAAACAATGGATATGCTTCTGGCGTATCCAAATAAGCCATATCTGCAATGGTATATTGTTCTTGTAGTGGAACTCTGACTGGTTTGTTTTCTGTTCCTTTGAGTTGGTCTAGCTTGTGAATACTGGGCCAAGGTATAGGTCTGTTTAATGATTTTTGTAATTGCATTTTAATTCCACATTCTTTTATAATCGCTAGCAACTCTCCAAAGTAATCTAGGACCCATTACAGGTGTACGTCTATGCAAGCTGGTAAACTGATCCATAAACAACATGTCACCCTGTTGAAATATATGATGTGTTTGATGTTTGCTTTTGAATATTTTAGGTATTAACTTTTCAATAATAGGTTCATGATCTACTTTCTTTTTGCCTTCCCATGCACCACATATAAAGTGGTAGGGAAAGTAAAAGTACTTGAGATCATTGTGCGGGTGTACTCCTATTAGATTTCTAATACTGCCTCTGTTTTTGTTCATAAACTCCAGTTCAGGGTCATCATCATCTAAACTGTACATGGTATGATTCTTAAACTTGATCTTAATTTTTATACTTTCGTAATACTCACGTTCGTCCTCACTAAGATCATAATAAGGTTGACTGGTATTGCATATACTCAGTGTAGTATTAGGATCACCTTTTACACAATACAAACCTATAAGTATCTTGTCAATTTGATGCCTACTGTTTCCGTTGCTATGCCAGCCCAATTCGCCATCGCCAAACATACCAATTTTGTTTCCTTCTGCATCTCTTTCACCACTTACTTTAAATATTTCAGGATGATCTGGATCATTCATAAACAATCCAGGTGCTTCACATTCACCAACACGTTTGAATATACTGGTAAGTTGTGCTTCTGTATATTCTTGTTCAGTGAATATTGCAAGCCCATCTTGCTGGACTTGCTTCATAGTGTCTCTTAGTTCGTCGTCTGTGTAGTCATAAAGTTGTGAGGTCATCTGTGCCATCCAAACTAAACATCAAAGCTATTCTTGGTTGGTCACTCATATTAACCACAGCATGTGGATAACCAATATTAAGAAAGTTTGCCGTTCCATCTTCTAAATTATATGCTTCTAGCTTTCCGTCTCTTTTAAATAAATTAATTACATTCTTTCCGCCATATACTGGAACAATACACCTGACTGCATAACTCACATCATAGTCTACGTGAAAAGGAATAGTTTTGCCTGGTGCGAGCTTTGTTATTCGTACTCTGCTAGCAGGCGCTTTTAATTGTGTTACAATTTTTTGGAATACACTATCAGTGTAATCTTGTGTAGGTTGATTATACAAATGCTCTTCTCTGCGTCTCAAACGTTTTTTAATACTAGGTTCATATGGTAGTATTTCGCTTGGCTCAGTCAAGTTAATTTGTTCAAAATTATCATAAACATCTGCTACTAACTCCATGTGATTATCGCATAGCATTGGGTTTGCTGTTCGTACATCCACAAATTTTTGTGCAAGTGTATCTGTTGCTTCTCTTAATCTTGCAAGATCGATGTCAAGATTCAGATTGGCTATTGAAGGTAAATCTTGTTTTTTCATGTTAGTTTCCTAATTAGACTATTACTTATCTTAATAATTTAGACAAGTCTAGTCTGGCAATGTTGCCTATACGCCTTCGTTTAGCGTATTCTTCGTGTGTACTGTTGGCTATGAAAAAACAATCGCTGGGTGTTAGATTCATTTCAGTACATACATCTAATTGTTTTTGTTTATATTCGTTATAAACTGTATCTATATCGTAATTAGCTAAAATAGCTAAACATATTTCAACACTGGTATAGTTCCACGCTTCTACACGTTTCATTATATTTAAACTGCGGTGTGGTCGTTTAGAAAATACCAATCCACTACGCTGTCCAATTAGTCCCCATCCTTTACTAAAACTGAACCATATTTGCTCAGTATTTTTAGGCGGGAGTATCCGATGTTTACTAGTCGTTCCGACATATGCACAATCCAGTATAACATCATTTTCAACTTTGTCAAGCTCTATTACGTTACCAGTTGCACATGCAGGATTGCTGATATACAGTAGTTTATCGGGTTGTATCTCGTCAACACATTCACCGTTACCGCCAATCATACGAGCATATTCATAATCACCTTTGAGATATTGCCAAGGTCTTGATTCAGTTGCTATCCATTGATTGAGTGCATCTGTTACACCATTAACAAAGTAACAGTGTTTAAACTGTGCAAGATCGATACAGTCACTTACCCATGCTCGATATTTTTGTTCTAATAAGTCCAAACGCTGTCTAGCTTGTCCGCTACCACGTGGATAGTTAACAGGTTCTACAGTTTTTATTAACTGTTGTACACTGGGTATTTGTGGACTTTGTACCCACGGGCTGTCAAATAGATTATCGTTCATCTAGTACAACTACAACTAGGTGTAGCCTATCTTCTCTACTAGCATTGAATGCTGTGTGTTTTGGTAGTGTGTTTGTCCAATACCATTGATGTTGTTTGAGATGTATTACTTCATCTTCAATTAACATAAAGCATCCTTCTTGTGTTTTAATCGGATAGTGTATTCGTGTGCTGGTATCCTGATGCCAGCTTAAACAAGTTTTGCTTTTACTTCGCATAAGTCTAACTCTGCCCAACACATACAGTTTATTCAGCTCTGTGTATATGTGTTCAAACACTGTGCCTCGAAATACATCACACACCTTTGTAAAGTCTTGTTCTTGCTTTGGTACTGCAAACTCAGGCACAACTACACGATCATTTCCGTGTTCGTCTTTTTCAGTGTGTTTGTTTTCCCAATCATATACCAAACTGCCAACGCCATACTCTGTGTCTGATTCATGTCCTGGCACTGTATTGATACACACTTGATTACTACGCCATGGAAAATCGTATTGATTTATTTGTTGTAATAAATCAGTATATACTGGAAGATTATTTAATTCTTTAAAATATTTCATGCGAGTATTATTTCCACAGCTTCATCAATACTTATATAATCATTTTCTGTAAAATGAGGATATTTGGCTAGTATTTTAGGCGTACCAACATATGCAAACCAACGATACTTTACAGTTACTGGTGTATCTAAAGCACTTAGCGTTTCACTAAGTTGTTTGAGTGTGCGTTTGTGCATTTGATATCTAAGCAAATGATTGTATTCCATTGGTAAATCAAAATTAGGCTGTGCTATTCTACTGCCCACATTGATAATAGTTTTATCAGTGTCTCGCCATGCATGCCACAGTTCTAATAGTAAATGACTTTGTGCAAACCCTGCTGGTGCATTGTTAATAAAAACATCACAATCACTGCTAGCTTCAATAATTTGTTTTCTAATGTTGCTGTCATGTATGTCATGCCCTGTGCTTTTGCTGAATCCTATACTATCAAGGCGATTGTATAGTGCTTCGCCTATTCCGTAACTGTGTCCTGTAATTGCATATTTCAATTTAAACTTTCCGTTTTGGTATTTTACTATCTGCACTACTGACACAACTTGGACTTATACAAGGCATAGCACTGTCAAATAATTTAAATCCAGTTTCTATATTACCCAATGGATTATCATAACAACTGTAGCTACGTTTGATACTACCATCTGGCTCTCTAATAATAATACCTTGATAGCCAGCATTGCAACTCCATCCTTTAAACTTATTAAAGTTAAAAGCATTAAAACGTTCTGCTTGATCCATATACCATTTTTTACCTGTGCTATCTTCAAACTCTACTTGGAAGTGCCAAGGTACTGTTTTATCGTTGCCGCCTATTGCTGTAGTCGGCAGTTCGAAACTAGGTTTTGGACGGTCTGCCCACTGCCGCTTTGTTTCAGTATAGCCCATTTGTGGCATTCCGTTATGCAATCGCTGTAGCATTTCGTCTGTATAACCGTCCACGACTCTACTTGCCGTTGGATCACTTTGGGGTTTGAGGGTAACGTTGATTCCTTGATTGTGGAAGAAGAGGGCATTATCCCAGTCTTTCTCAAACCATTCTGGAACCATAACCATATTGATTGTAATTTGTACATCATGCTCCTGACAGAAGATTAACTTGTCTGCAAAGTCCTGCATCTTCTCTTTACTATTTAAATGTTCTGTATGTAAACTTGCTGTAATACTTGCTCGGTGGAAAGGCTTAACACGCTCTACATAATCTTTGAACCATTTCATATTGCGACTGCAATTTGAGGTCATATGGACACTAGTGTAATTAGTATTACTGACATCATCAGCCAAATGCGACAGTATATCCAAGTATCCTGGGTGGAAAGTAGGCTCACCACCAGACAAGCTAAAATGAAAGCTGTTAAAACCATTAACACGGGCTTGCCTCTTTATTTCGTCGATCGTTGCAAGACATAACTCTGTAGGTCTATGATCTTTCCTGTCGCTTCTTGCGTAGGGCCAGCAGTAGCTACATTTGTAATTACAGAATCTGCCGAGGAGCCAGCTAACAGTAAATACGTCTCGATATAAGAGTGTCCTTTGCCCGACGCTAACAAGGTCGTCAAACGGGATTTTGGTAAAGTCATATTCGCTCCATTTTAAATCTTGTGTCATTGTACTAACCAAGGATAAAGTTGTTTAGATTTTCCCAATTGGTTCCATCTCGTATCCCAGCCTTCTGCCCAGGACCTTAATTGTGACAATGTTTTTTGATCTCCATTTAACATATTTAATCCCGGTGTATTTTTAGGTAGTGCTAATAAACCTCTGGGTATATTAGCTATATTTGACGAGCTTGGATATGTAACAATATTTGATTTAATATTAGTAAACATTTCACATGCTTCGCTATAATCTTCAATGGTCCATGGTGTAATTGAATAATTTACACTAACATCATAACCTTGGTCTACATAATAATTATATTTTTCGTACAGCCTGTCCCATTTAGCATTTTGTCTAAACCATTCGTAACGATCAAATAATCCATCTATACTAATATCAATTTGAACATTACGCCAGCCTTGCCACAGTGTTTGCTTTACTTTACTTAGTGCATTTGTTATGTAGCGAAGTTCACAATGACTTCGATCCAAATGCTCAATGCCTTCTAGTATACGCCAATGGTCTCTATCATGCCAAGGTTCGCCTCCTGTAAATTTAATCCATTCCAGTTGTGGTAACAGTGTAGCCACATCATTGATAATAGGATCAATGTTGTCAGTTGCTCTAATAACTCCAGTGCCTCCATGTGTATACTTGTGATGTTGACTGCTTAAACTTTCACCACAATGCCCACAAGCTAACTGACAAGTATTACTTAATTTAAATTGCAATGCTTTCAACTCACCCGGATCGCCTAGTATCTTTTGTCCTGTGCGTAAACTTTTATTACCTGTTGCTTCTACTTGTTTACAACGTCTACACCACGGATCAGTTAATTTACTGTAACCTTGTTGTAATTGTTGTCTAAGGTACACTAACTTAGGATCGAGCCACGCTGACTGCAAGGGTGTTGCTCCTTGCAGTTTTTGTATTCTACTGCCCACACTAGGCTCTCCACAGCATGGTCTACTCCAGCCGTCAGTTTCTACAACTAATATATTATCAGCCCAGCCACATCTCACCCTATTTTACCTTTGAGTCTTCTTTCCAAGTATTCTATTACATGTGGTAACATAGGATCTTTTGTTTCCATATATAATTCACGAACACCTTTTAATTCGTGTTCTAAAAATTCTTTTACACTCCAGCTTTCGTATTCACTAGACTCCATTTCTTACCTTCTCCGTAAAGATTTCTGCACCATTGGCTACATTGGTAGTCCAGTCTTCCATAGCATTTTCGTCTGCCATATCACTAATATATTTAAAACTTCTAAATGGAATATTATATTGTTGTGCTACATAAGCCAATGCCCAGCCTTCCATATCTACACAATCTATGTTTTGTTGTTCAAACCACGGGTCAGCTGACATAACAAAACTATCTCCCGTACCACAACGTATACCTTGTGTTGACGTTTGTATTTCACCCAATAATGGTTCACTAAAAGGAATACTGCCTCTGGGTGCTTGTGGCTCTGCCATCATATCACGCTGTAAAAATGCACCAACTTCATGTAGTCCACTAATACCACTTACACCTCCTGCGGTACCGTAATTCCATATTTCAAATGGTTTATGAAAATGACATAGACTTTTTGCAAGTGCAGTAGCCGCTTGTACTTTGCCTACTCCAGTATATATTACTGTATATCCATTCATTTTAAAATCGGGTAGTTCAGCTTCCAGAGCTACACATATTGTTATCATTCTTGCCTCGCCTGCATCGGATCAATGCTTATCTCGTTTATTGTAACATGTTTGGGTTGATCTATCAACCACTTTATGTAGCTCACAGCTACATCTATATCCATACACACCCTGTCAGGGTGCTTGTGTTGATTGTTACTGAGTGTGCCAAAGCTGATATAACTTACTTTTGGACCACTGTGCCATACACCTACTAGTCCTAAACTGTTCGCATAATCTCTAAGTGCTTTCTTTTCAGCATTGTATAACCAAGCTGTTCCTTTGCTAGTTCTATCAGTAGTACTGCCAATACACACAATATGTGCTTCGCTTTTGGCTGTTCTAAGTGCCTTGTATACTATATCCAGTAGGATAGTTTGATGAAAGCGCCATAATGCACTGTTTAATATGATTACATCATGTTTAATACACATATTTGCAAATTCAAATATATGATCTGTATTAGTTAGGTCTAGTCCTGTATCTCTACTTACATATTCTGCTGTAGGGTATAATTTATATAGTGCTTGTGCTACTCCTTGTTTTGGATTACCAGTTATAATCATATGTCTCTCCTCTTATCTCATCTAGCTTTTTATTCCAAGTTACAAACTTTTTTTGATATTTAAGATCTGCTTGAGCATTAATTTCTTTGGATATGTCATCAAAGTATTGATGTTTTGGAAATCTTTCTCTTAATCTATCCAGTTGTGCTAGTGCTTGTAATTTAATTCGATCAGTAGCATGTCTTGCTTGTAGCCATTTAGGTCCACTCAGCACACGCATTTCAATATACTCTAAATCAACATACTGTAAGCACCAATTGTAAAACTGTTCCAAGTTAAGCATGTTGTGTAGTTGATATGTTCCATTTAAACTTAATTTAAAATTATATTGTTTTTGATGTTGGTGCAACTGTTTTATCTTATGGTCAACTTGTTCCCATGTATAGTTGTAACCACGCATATATTTGTATAGATCTCCGGTAGCATCTATACTAACATGAATTTGTAGTCGTTTGAATCCTCGTAGTTGTTCAAGTTTGTGTACATCTAGTTTGCTGGCATTTGTTGTAATTAATACTTTGAGTTGTTGAGGATCACAGTACTGTTCTAACTTTTCAAAAAAATCAAACACGCTATTATCCATAAAAGGTTCGCCGCCAGTTACCCAAATACCATGCAGTTCACCAAGTTCAGGACCAAACTCATGTAAAAATTTATCTACATCTATTTGTTGTTTTACTTGTAGATGTTTATCACCAGCATTTTGTAACTGTTTAGTATAAGATTTGTTTGATGATTCATCCATTTCCCATGCTTGCATTTTTTTCCAATCAGGTAACCAAGCATTGCTGTAATGCGGTCCACACATTCTACATTTAAAATTACATATATTATTAAAGTTCATATATAGATGTTTTATAGTATTTCTATCTACGCTTAAATTTTGTGCATAAACATTTTCTGCACCCATATACTTTAGTTCACTGTCTATCCATCTGTTGCGTCTACTTTTTTGACCATTTGTTTCTTTGAACCAACAGCTTTTACAACCTTCTTGGTCCCACTTACCCGCAAGCATATCAGTACGCAGAGCGGTAAACTTGTCATTGCTCCAACTATCATGTTCAATGGTACCCATGTTGTGATTACTCATCATACATCTTGTTAGCCAATTGTTTGGATTGACTGCTAGTGTTACAAATGGCATTGGACAATATGTATCTTTATGCATACAAGTGAGCCCACTCTGGATATGCTGTTGTGAAACTTTGATTTCTAAAGTGATCTAACTTATCCTGCATCATTCTAAAGTTATTCACATTACCTGATTGGTCTGTTTTTTTAATACTGTTGTCTATTGCGTTTTTAAGTTGTTGTAAATGATCTGTAACCATTGGAGTGTGTACAGTTTGCAATAGTTCTGTATAATAGTCGCTACAACGTTTTAATTCTTTTACATCAAAATGTAACATACTCATTTCTTTAGGCTGAGTTACTAGATTAAAAACAAATTTAATATTTGGATATGCTAGTACAAAGTCTGCTAAATGATACATGTTCATCCAACTTATACCTGTATGAAAATTTAATTTTCGAGTGTTACTGTCATTATTCTGATTTAATTTATCATATGTTACATTGGACCATTTTTCAAACTGTTGTATATTTTCAGCAATAGTGTCCCAGTCTTTTTTACCACTTCTAGCCCATTCATGTCTTATACCCATGCCCTCCATGCTCATTTGTACTTTACAAATATCAAACTCACTCATCAATCCAATCAAATCGTATTTTCCATACTGCAGAGTTGTAGCATTGGTAATTAGCGTTAATTTGGCTTTTTTAGTATTACCTATTCGTATCAACTCTTCTAACAGTTGATAAGTTCCTGGCATAATTGCTGGTTCGCCTCCTGCTAGTTTAACATAGCGTACATAAGGCAAGTGTGTTTTTAGATCTTCCCAATCCATATCGTATTCAGCAATACCGGTTTTAGGATTGTATGCATCTGATACATACTGTCCTAACATCTGTGTTTCTTTGAGCCAAAGATTGCTACTGCCCAGATGACAAAACCTACATTTGTAATTGCACAAGTTACTCCAACGTATATCTAAATGCTCTAAATGAAAGTTGTCCATACTGCCATCCGCATTGGTAGCTTGTTTAGCTGACTCTTCATCCCAATGTTTATGCATTAGTGCTGTATTCATTCTCACACTAGTACCCAGCACCTGTTCTCTATTTTCACACTTCCAACACATGCCAGGTACTTTGTCAGGGTCAAGTATATCTAATCTGAGTTGTTTGATTATGGGATGATTTGCTATTTCTGCTATGGTGGCACCACCAGGATCAAATTGATGTTCATATGTTTCACAACAGGCTTGTACTCTGCCATTACTTTTAAACATCAAATGATTCCAAGGAAACGGACAAAAGAATTTATTTTTCATAATGTTCAAACTCCGGTACTATGTTATACAAGTTTTCATCTCTGCTAGCGTCCAGTGTGTGCGTATACTTGTAGAATTTACTTAAACGATTACTCCAATCTTCGTGCCACATGTAATCAATTATACCCTGTACTTTGGGTAAGTCTACATAAGGCGTTAACTGTTCGTGTGCTTGCTGTTTAAGTTTGTTGGGTAACACTCTTATATTCAAATATTCAGGATGATTTAATATATTAAAATATATTTTATGCTCATATGGTTTTGCCCATTCGATGAAATCATTTAATCTAAGTATATTATACATCTGCACTGTACAGTGTATTTCTATATCAGCATTGTCTAGTGTTCTAATATATTCAAAGTTCTTTAGTACAGTGGACCACTTGCTTGGAAAACGTATGTAGTGATCCAAATCGCCCGTAGCATCAATACTACAATTAAGCTGTACACGTTTAAAGTGGCGCCATTTTTCCAACAACCAAGCGGGCACTTTGACCAAATTGGTATTATACTTTAAGCGTATATCCTTTGCTGTGCCATTGTCAATAAAATAATCTAATAATCTTTTTTGTTCTTTAATAACAGTGGGCTCACCTCCTGTTAAGTATATCTCTTCAACAGTGTGTGCAATAGCAAATAAGTTTTCCCAGGTCTTTTCTCTTTCGGGCCAATCCATGCGACTGAGACGTTCATACTCACTGGGTTCTAGTGCATGTTCTACACTGGCCCATTCCTTTACCCACATGTTACTAGCATATGGATTACACATTCTACATTTTAAATTACACAAGTTGCTGAGACGTAAATCAACGTATTTTATATCGAAAGGGGCGGATTCGTTATAGTTCTCATCTTGTTGCCACTTGTGATTCCATGCTTGTCTAGCACTGCGGATACCGCTGTCCTCTTCTCTGAAGCAACGGGTACACATGCCAGGACGTTCATTGTTCAACAACTGTTTACGAATAGTTGCATATGTTTCGCTGTTCCACGCTTCTTTCATATCGTCTTTGTACAGTTTGTATGGCGTTCCGTCAGGCTTTAGTATAAAGTTTTCACCAGGTGTACTATTACAACACACTCGCAAGTTACCGCTTGCGTTTGTAGCTAGATGCATCCAGGGCAATATGCAAAAAGTATCACTCATACTGTTGCCTCTTCTGCTCGTATAGTCCGCCCATGCGTTGATTTATTTGTTCTAGTTCAGGAAACAACTGCATACTATTTTTGTTTCTATGTGTATCCAACAATGCAAGTCTTGGTAATAGCATTTTCATACCGCCGTCTGTTACTTCAACTTGAGGTTCTTTTAGCTTGTGATAAACTATATCCATTTGATTTCTATCAGCTATTAGATGTTCTAACTTTTTTAATGGATCAATTAGTGCAAGTCGTTGTGATCTATCAATGAGTTCTAAACGCCATTCAGGATTATAAACTAAATTAATAGCTATTTTGTGTTTAAATAAATCATATAATTCTTCTAATAGTGCAGGCAGTCTGACGATATTATAAACTGCGACACTTACGATAGGTTGTATCTTAACACCTGCATCTCTGACAGTTATGATATTTTGTTGTACAGTTTGCCATTCAGTGCCATAGCGTATCCATTCTGCACGTTCGCCTGTTTCATCTATACTGCTTTCGACTGCTAGCTTACCATAATTCCAATCACACCAATAGTCTAGTGCATGTTTGCCTTGATGACCCAGTTTGAGCATGTTACTATTGTATTTTACTTTAACATTAAAACGCTTTGCACTGTGTAGTTTTTCTAATATATACCAGTGACTGGGCATTATCATTGGTTCTCCACCTGCAAAGTATATGTTTTCAACTTGATCAATATAGTCATCTATCCATTGAAAACTAGGCTCGTTAACTATTTTTGTTTTTCCTAAATCGTTGTATTGACTTTTAAAATAATTTAAATTAGGATCATTGTCTATTGTAGTTGCATCATAAGATTCAGTATAGTCTTTTGCATGTTTGATCCACATGCTACTCCATTCACTGCTACACATAACACAAGCCATGTTACACACATTACTAAATCTAACGTCCCAATACTTTAAATTATAATCTGCTGTACCATCTGGTTTGGTTTTATAGATATAATCCTGTCTTATTTTTTCGCTGTACAATCTTGTGTGTTCTCTTATTCTAGGTGACCTAGCATTCATATCTTCTATTCTAGCACATTTACCGCATTCCTTAGGAACCTGATTGTTTAGCATCTGTCTTCTAACTCGCCGCATTGATTCACCATTAAAGATTTCTTCAACAGTATTTTCATTTAAATTTCCAACGTCGGGTGCTTTTTGTGTGTGACAACACAGTCTAACTCCTCCCTTGGGTGTAATAGCAAGATGACTCCATGGATGTATACATATCCATTCGTCTGGACTAACACGGTACTGATCTGCTATAGTTTGTGCGTCAGACATAATTAGCAAACTCCGGTATAACTTCAATCATGCTAGTACTTCTTGTACGGTCAAGTGTTTTTGTAAAACGTATAAACTGTTCAAAGTGTTGGCTTTGATCTTTGTCATTTAAAAAGTTCATATTTTGATTTATAAATCTATGTATACGTTTATTACGTTCACCTCTGGGCTCTACAGTATTTAAATATTTTTTATATTTTAGTGTAGCTTTTTGCTTTAGCTCTTTGGGCAATACTTGTGGATTAATGAATATAGGATCCCATGCTATGTTACCATGTACAGGAGTATCTAATACATGTTCAAAGTATTCATAACTTTCAGGTAACCCAAAAACATTCCAAGCACTGTAGCACAGTGCCGCTCTACCCACATATTTTTCTTTTAATTCGCTCTTGACAAGCTGTAAGTTTTTTGCTAGAACATCAGTGTCTGACTCAGTTCTTATATAGTTGTTTAGCTCAGGGTATCCATCTATACTGAGACTGAGATCAACAGCTTTAAACTTTGCCCAACTGGCTATAGTATCAAATTTTCCGAACTTGACTTTGCTGAGATTTGTGCTATACTTAACTGTAATATTACTTGCGAAAGGTTCTAATGCTTCTAGCACTTTGTAGTGCAATGGATCCATAAGTGGCTCACCGCCTGCAAACTCTACTATTTCAATAGTGGGTGCTAGCCTTACAATATCTTCTACGAACTGGTCATTGTCAAAGTTTGTTTGACGCTTTGTGTCATTTGTTAGTCCGTGACTTTCATATTCATGTTTAACTGCATTCCAGTCTTTGAGCCAGGTTGTGCTTAGATCAGGCTTGCATGTTCTGCACCTAAAGTTACACAAGTTACTCATCTTTAATTCAAGTACTGGTACTTCAAATGGCATCTCTTGTGTGCATTTACTAGGGATCATGTGTTGTCTGGTCTTGTTCATGCTTTGTCGCATACTAACTGAACCTTGATCTTCCATATCCCAACACTGAAAACAGTGTTTGTTACGCACACCTATTAATAAATCTTTTCTTAATTGCTGTTGACGATCACTGTTCCATGCTTGTTCAAACGTCATGTTGCTGATGTGTCCTAGTGTATCTCTACTACGACAGCAAGGAGTAATCGAACCATCGGGTCTTGTGCTAAGATGTGTAAATGGTAATACGCAAAATGTGTCAGTCATCACGCTTCCTAAAAATTATATCGCAATAACCACAAACAACTTCACCTCCCTCAGGTATAGTATAATAAACCAATGGATGATCCAAGTTCTCTCCACTGCACTTTACTCTATCAGTATCACTGTAAACGATTACTTCTTCATAACCTGGAATTTGCCATGCATTATTTGTCATGCTGTTTCCAACCATTTTGTTGTGTTTAAATCTGCGGCACAGTTGCACCATTGTTTTGCACATATAACAGGATCATTTTCAAGTGTGAATCCAGTTTCAATATTACCTAACACGCCACCTTGTTTACATGTTGCTCTATACACACTTCCGTCATTGTCTATCATAAGTGTTTCAATACCAGCCATACACTTCCATTTTTTAAATGTATTCCATTTGTTTTTGGTTAGTGTATTAACATTGTCCAACCATTGTTCTTCTTTGGTAAACAATTCACAATTTACACCAGCTGTACCGGCTTTGTTAAAGCTGTCCATATAGTCTAGTTCTGCTTGACTGTAGTATCCTTCGGCTCCTCCAAACTGTATTCCTTCAAACTGCATACCACTAGCACCGGGAGGATTAAACTCACCAGCTGTGTTGGTCATTGGTCTAATGCGCCTTATATTAAATTTAATACCATTGTCTTTGAGCCACTCAACTACATCATGTATCTCTTCTAGTCTGCCTGGCAAATACATCAAATGAACTTTTACTTTGTTGTTGGGTAATTCAGTTAATACTGATTTCATATGATCCACACGCAAAAATTCAAAGTGCCAACTGAATATTAAATTATTAATATATTCTAATGCTTGTTGATATTTCTTTAAAGGTAAACTTCCATTGGTAATTGTACTAACTTCTTCTACTCCGTACTTGGGAAATAGTTTTAATATATCTAATATGCGTGGGTGTACAAATGGTTCCCCGCCTGTTAAACTCATGCGTATTTGTTTGTCACTGTAAAATTCTCTCAGTGTGCTTATGGTATATTCAAACTTTTCATAAGGAAAGTGCTTGCTAGTATTATCATGCAAATCTCTACCACAATAACTGCAATCAAAGTTACAACGTCTACCCATGTTCCATTCAATGCGTACCCATTGTTTATATTTTTTAGCACTGTGTTCTACCCTAATTAGTTTCATAATTCACCTACCAGTTCGGGTATATGATCCAATACACTTTCACCTCTGATACGATCTAGTTCTCTGGTGTATTGTTTGAATAGTTCCCATTGCTCGGGATCGTACTCAGTTCTGTGCATTGCGTCTCTGAGATGATCCATACTGTGATAATTTTTATCCCAACGCTCTAATACTTTTTGTTTCATATGCGGAGGCATATTATTAGGATCCAAGTAAGCAGGTGTTGTTACTAAACTACTAAAGTTATTAGGTCTTTCATAACGATTTTTATGATCACTGGTTCTATTAGCAAACAGTGTTTTAAATGATCTTGTATTTGCTGTTACCTTTTCAACCCATTCACCTAGTTCTTGCAAATCAAACATATTATATGTACTAATAGCAATAGCAAATTGTCCTTTGACATTGTCAAATTGATCAAACCAATAGACACTCTTTTCTAATTGTTCTATTGTTTGTATTTTTCCACCTCGGAAATATTCGTACAATCCGGGCTTGCTAGTTTCTACACTTATATTCAATATTACTTTTTTAAAGTAAGGCCACAGTTCTTCAAGTTCCGCAGGGTTCTTTGTTCCATTGGTTACATACCCCAAGTCTACATTCTTTGCACTGCCGTTATCTATTAACATTCTTAGTACATCATAATGTCCTTGTTGCATAAAAGGTTCACCACCTTTAAAGTCTATGCGTTCCATATCTTTAAAGTAGTGTTGTCTCTCAATCCAATAATTAGGATCAACATCTCTGACCATGCCATGGTTCACTGCTCTTTTAAATTTTTTATTAATACTATTTAATTTTATATCTTCTTTGAACCAATTAGTACTGCCCCAACTGCCACAGTGTCTACATTTTAAATTACAGGTATTACCAAAGTTAAGATCCATATGTTTTAATTTTAAAGGTGATTTAACCGGATAGCTTTGTGGCTTGTGTTTAATCTTATCGTACATCCAACTGCGTCTACTGTTGCTGAGTGTGCGTTCATTCTTCCAACACTGATTACACTGTATAGGTTTTTCTTTATTAACAAATGCTTGTCTTAACCATTCAAATCCTTCATGTGCATCTTCTAATGTATCACCGTCGTAGAAATTAAAATGTTCTCTCTTTTCAACATATTGTCCATCGTAAGCACAACAAGGTTTTATGTTGCCGTTTGCACTCAGACAAATAGTAGTCCACGGCACAATACACACAGGATCACCTTCTGGTATAGCATCACCTTGTCTATAATTACGTGGATCTTTTTCTTCTGACCACTTTTCGTTAGGATCTAACTTCTTCATAGTAGTTCACTAAGTATAGGAAATACGTCATGAAACTTGTTTCCCCAGTTGCGTTGTTTATTAACTAGATTTAACCATTGTTTGGTCTCAGGTAGTCTAGCACTCCAGTCTTCTTGATTCATAAAGTTAATAACACCTTTAAAACGTTTGATGCCATACGGAGCATCTAAGAAGTCTTGTTTGCTTATACCCGATTCAGCAACTCCTGTAAAACGATCCCAGTTGTCTTCTATCCAAGGAAAAAACTCTTGTTCATACTTGTCAGTTACCTGCTGTTTAATGTGTTGTGGTAATACTTTTAAATTAAGTTGTGGTGGCCAATATGCATAGTGCATGTTAATACCACCTGCACCCAAGGGCCACTTATTGATCTTTTTAAAGTTTTGATCAACTTTCCACTTGACAAACTCTGGTATGTACGCTACATTGAGAGCCATAATAGTAGTAGCTGTAGTAACTTCTACTTGTGGAGCAGTTTCGTCCAACAGCCAAAACACTTTCTCTTGGTGTTCCCATACACTTGGATAGCGTATATAATCATTGTGTTCACCATGTGCATCTATGCTGTAGTGAAAGCGAACACGTTTAAACTCTGCCCACAGATCAAATAAGTCGTCACGCCATTCAACTGCATTTGAATTGTAGCGTAGTTCTATATTTTTAGCATAACCTTGTTTAATACATTCTTCTAATAGATCATAGTGTTGTTTAATAATAAGACTTTCGCCACCTGCAAAGTATAGTTGATACATGTGTGGAACTTGTTCCATAAGCTCTTTCCAAAAGCGTGGATTGTTCATGTGCCAATTGTATGTTGCTCCGTGATTCTTTCCTTTGTTATCCCAACCACTAGTACCTTTAAGATTGGGATTATCTATTTGTGGGTACATGGCTTTCCAGTCTTTGACCCAACCACTGCTATCATGTGGGCTACACATAACACAAGCCAGCTGACACTTTGTACCCATACGCAAATCAATATAGCGTATCTTAGGATCTATTGTGCCATCTTCCTTTGTTTCACTAGCGAGATCAAATAGATCATATCTATTACCCCAATACTCTGTCTCCCAGTTGCGTTTGCTTAGATGACCAGCTTCTTCCTCTTTGTAACACTTTAAACAAGGTGCTGGCTTTTCACCACGCAACATCATTTTGCGAACATTACGCATGTAATCCGAATTCCATGCATCAGTTAAACTGGTGTGATTGAAATTTGCAGGAACACCGTCGTCGTTTTTAACTACGCCAACTTCACCTCCGCCTACTTTTTTACTACTGTCTGGGTCTTGAACACTGCTGGCATTTGATGTACAGCATGTTCGCATTTTGCCATCTGGTCTGCTTGATAAATGTAACCAAGGTAACGCACAAAATGTTGGGCTAATTTTGTCAGTTTTCATAACTATATTTAACTGCTAATTGAATTGCTCTGCAAACGGATCAAACTCCGTGCCGCACTTCATAGCACATACTCCTAGTTTTCCTTGCTCTACGCTAGGTAAGTCCCAACTTTTTTCGATATCTTTAAGCAAGGATCCTTGCATTACTTGTTGTAAGTCATTGTTTATTACATCAATACCTTGTTTGCCACCAGCTCTATCGATAAAATCCCATATTTGTTCTACTCTAGGATCTTGATGCCACCATTTGTACATACGTCCAGCGGCCCAACAGCAAGGCATAAGCAAGCCTTCTGCTGTAATAAAGATGTTTTTTTCTTCTGCTACTTTGCATTTGATTGAACATTTATCATAATAATTCTTCATACCGCCATAAGTTTTGGCTATTTCTTTTTGCTTTAACAATGCTAAGTTTTGATTGCCTAACTGTTTAGGTTTTTCTATCAGTTGTGTTTCAACACCTTTACGATTCTGTGCTTGATGACTGTCTTTACTAACACTTTTAGCACTAAAGAAACGTGCTGACTTTTTCTTTTGGAAACGTTCTACACCCCATTGTTTAGAGAGTGCTTCGGCTTCTTCAACCTGATGTTCGTTGTGTCCAAATATAATATAGTCCCAACGAGCTCTGCCACCTGCATCAATGAATGCTCGCATGTTGCGTTCTACATTAGCCCAGACAACATTTTGCCTATACAAATGATTAGTGTCGCTAAGACCGTCAACTGAGAATATAACGGCACCTTGTCTACCAATTGTTTTAGCAAGTGTTTGCCACCATTTAACATCTTTTGCTCCAGCATTAGTATTCATACTTAGCCACATCTCTGAGTTGTATTGTCTAAAGTATTTGAATACCTCTAGTGTATCTTTGGCTACTATAGGATCACCTAAGTTGCCACACATAAACATTCCGGTGAGTTGTTGAATAAATGCGGGTGTAAAGATTGCTTGACAGTCTTGTAAACTTAGTTCACTATTATCTATATGGCGATTGTCTACTCCGCCATTTTCATTACGGTCACACATAGGACATGCCGCTTGACACTTTTGCGTAATTTCCAAATGCACCATACGCACATCTTCGTAGTTATACATCTAGTATCAACTTTACATCTTTACCCGGGCCTACTTGGCTGGGCAAGTCACCATATTGTTCAACATACCAGTCGATAACTGCCTTATACCATAGTTGACTATTGTGATGGGCTAGCTTATTAAACTGGCTAATGTTGTTGTTAGTAGCTTGCATAGTACTTAGTGCCCGTGCGGCTTCAGTTTGCATTTGCCTAAGTGTCATTTTTTCAGTGATCATTTTCTGCCAATCAGCATAAACCTATTGTATACTTCAGTATCAAGTTCACCACTGTACAACACTTCGCTCATTGGATATTTGGCTTCTGCATCTGCAAGATCCTTGCAACAATTTGAGTGTTGCTCGTTACTAAAATAATCATTTGTTTGTAAACATATTAATTGTCCATCGGGCAAGTTATGAAACCAATCTTCGTTCATATGCTCGCAACTGGTGTTGATAATTATATCAGGAGTATGACAAAAATCAATAACTTTGCCATCCATACGAGTAGTAGTAAACTCTGTGTCTCCTGATGGACCATAAATTAACTTACCGCAATCGTAAGTAATACATTTATAGTTCCATTCATTTTGATACTGTTCGTAGTTAAAATCTTCACTTATTTGTGTACACTGTGGATCTAATTCAAAATTAAAATATTGTTTTACTCTAAAATTATCAAATAATAGTTTGGCTATTGTAGCATACCAACCACCATAATGAAATACCATACCTAAATAATCTGTTTCCAAACACGAATTTAATTGATCTATCATCCACATCTTGCTTCGCATTTGACCTCTGCTAAAGTGATCATTTAGATTTGCTTTAACTTGCCATCTAATACTCCAACTGCTGATCTTTCTAATAAAATCATCATCAATACAATGTGCCACATAGCGTAGTATCTTTCTGTGTCTTGCATAGTCCCAACCGCTGTAGTGAGCAAGTAATATATTAACAAACTCTACACTCAACGGACTTGCTTGTGGTGCATCTCTATCATCTAACCATCCACGCTGTATTTCATGTATTAAACGCCTTCGAATCTTCCATATATTGCCATGCATTACTGCTTTTTTAATATCTAAAAATTCTTCTAAATGATGATGATTAATATGCTTTAGATACTCTTCTAAACCATTCATCCAATAAAAGTTTTCAGTAGGCTTATATGCTTTTACTTGTTTACCGTCTGGAGTAAGTGCAGAGTATTCTAAACCTTCTTCACTTTTTCCTTCATAATACTTTGTTTTGTTTTTAGGTTGCGGCATCAAATGTCTCCTTTAACCAATCGAAATCATTTATCTGACTTAGTACGTCAGGTTGTCCCATGTATTGTGTACCAAAGTCAGCGCCTTGCTTTGCTCCTAGTATTGCATATTCACCGTTCTGTCTATCAGCACCTTTGGTCTGCCATACTTTTAATCTATATTCGTTGTCTGTGTTGTCATTGTTAGGGATAATAGCACTGGCTAGTTTTGTACATTCTCTAAACGCACTGCGCCATGCATTATAAGGATCTGTATTAAATGCTGTAATATTACTAACTTGAAACTTGGGTACAAATGGACAACCTAGTGTTGTGGTCATATCAACACTCCAAGTTGTTGCGTCTCTTAGTGCTTGTGTGGGGAATAATTTTGCACCACCATATCCATAAAGTAAATCATTTACAGGATTACGACTGCGCCACACATAAACACAATCGGTTTCAGGCACACCAGGGTATGCATCTTTGCGTTGGTTTGGAGTAAAGCCAAAGTTAAACTGTTCATCAATGATGGCATCAGCATCAATTACATAAAAGTTTTTAGTTTCAGCTAGATTAGCTGCCTCCTGGTGTGCCGCGAATATACCTTTAACACCTTTAATTTGTTTTGCCAGAGGTGCGAAAAGTTGCAGTAATTCAAAGTTATCGTCTGCATAAGGCTCGTGGTAGCTAATCTGTATTACATCTAACATGTGGCTTCCTATTCATATATAAAAGGATCTTTTTTGCGTAATTCCTCTAAACGCTTTTTAATCCGTTGTTTTTCTTTATATCTCGTATACGGATACATTAAAAAGTTCTTAATCTTATTAAGCATCTACTCGCTCCATATTGTTTTTTTAACTCGTATTTTTGATTTAGTATGTGCTAATACACAACCTAATGCACTACTAGCATCACCAGGACTTGGCATAATCCAAGTTTTATCAAAATATTTATTGGCCGATTCTCTGCAAACACTGTTCATTGAACAGCCACCCATAAGCACAATATTCTTACTAGTGGTCAATCGTAGACTGCATACAATTAATAAGTCAACTATCTCTGCAAATATACGTTGTGTAGCCGAAGCGATATCTGTTAAGTCTTGTACTGTATTTAATTCGGGACGCCAGTGTCTGCATCCTCTGTGACAATTTCTTTTAAACAGTAACCTAGGATCATCAATACTTGGCATTTTTTTAATAAATTCTGTTTTAATTAATTCATAAAATCTATCACTGTTTCCAACTTGTGCCATCTCAGTGATCATATGTTCTTGTGTCTGAGGTTGTAGTCCTACTCTTTGTGTCATTGCACTGTACCAAATACCTATACTGTGTGGATAATTTTGTACAAACTTACGATTAAGTTCTGAACCTGTGCCTTCCCAAATAGTAATTGTATTCCATTCTCCGATACTATCCATTACTAGTATAGCGGCATCATCGAATCCACTTGTGTAATATCCTGCGGCGGCATGACTCAAATGATGACTAGTTGTAGTGCTTTTAGGCGCATCTTTCCAAAAACTCCGCATATATTTTGTAGGTGATTGTTTGCCTAGTAGTGTGTATTGACCTGCCCACAGTTGACGTGTTTTTTTAAGCCAAGGTATTTCATAAAAATATATTTGTGTAGGTTTACCAAATTGTAATGCATCCTTAATTAATGGCAAACACAGTGTCTTGTCATTGACCACATGCGTATATTGTTGTGTACGTCTTGCCCATCTGAATTTATTATCAACAAACACTGCAAGACTTGCATCGTGGCTCATACCTGTCCAACCCCAGGTAATCATATTTTAGTCTCGTCCATATTAATACACATAGCTTGTTGTCCTGCTTTGAAGTATCCTGCACCTCTGCCTACTTCATCAGCTAATGCTTCTCTTGCATAAAAACACTCAGTCATATCTCTGTGTTGACTTACCTTTTCAACATAAGGAGTTGCATCATAAAAGTATACAAATACCAGGACCCACATTAAAGCTCACCTCGCTGTCTCATTTCAGCACGAATTTTTGTAGCACTTATATTGTGTACACGCTCTCCCAAATCATGCTCAGTAAACGTATAACCTACGCCTCTGCCGTAACTGATGTTTACAATATTTGGCACAAGTGATATTTCATAATCATGTGCATACCTAAAACCTTCAGCAAATAGTGCGTTATTAATCTTTGTTCTAATATCGTGGTAGTCAAAAGGATTGTCTTCCCATCCTTGTACGTTTCTTACTGCAATCCAAATTTGATCATATTCACTGCGAATACGTTTGAACAGCTCTGTATGACCTTCATGCCAGGGTTGCCATCTACCTAACATTTGTGCAGTGGGCTTGTTATTAGAGAAAGCCATTACGTTGTCTCCATCTTTCTACAACTGGTTTAAGTTGCTCAGCTGTGTCTGTAAACCATTTGGCTACATGGTAGTCACATGCAGGCGGTTTTTCAAATATAGCGTTTGTATCCGCGTAGCGTCCTTGTTCAATAGTATCCATCCACACTGTGTAGTCAGGTGCAAATTCTTGTCTTGCACGTTCTGTTGGACAAACAAAGTCAGCTACTGCTATACCGCCATTGGCAACAACACCATCTGCTAGGTCTCGCATACGTTTTGCTTGACGCATTCTACCTTCGGGTGTAAAGTCCCAATCGTTAGCTTGTTCTCTTACTTGATCAGCATTTAACCACACTGCATCTATTAACTCAGCAAAAGGTTTTGCTAGTGTACTTTTGCCACTGCCTGGTAGTCCAAATATTAGGATTTTCATTTTAACTCCATTAAGTACATAGTTAATAAATATATTTATGCTTATATATGTTGACATTGACGGCACCATCTGTGAAGATCTTCCTCACAAAGGAAAGACTGAACAACAGTATCGTAGCCAAAAACCTTTCAAAGATAGAATAGAAAAAATTAATAAACTTTACGAGCAAGGACATACCATAGTATATTGGACTGCCAGAGGTGCTACTAAGGGCATCGACTGGACTGACATGACCACTGAACAACTTGCTGAATGGGGTTGCAAGTATCATGAACTTGTTATGAATGCAAAGCCAAACTTTGACATGTACATTTGCGATAAAAGTTTTAACAGTGAACATTGGTTTACTCAAAGTTTGTATGAACAAATTGATCCTGTGGAAGCAAACTGATAATTTTTTCAAATATATAAATGAATCCTATCTCATGGTAGCTTTTCATCAAGCCTTGTGTTTTAGGTTGTGGATAACTTACTATGTTGTCGCACTGTTTACATATTGCTCCGTCAGGATTAAATGTAATAGCCATTGTTCGACATCCTGCATTTGTTGCTACCATTGTGTATGCCAGACTGCTCAGTGTTGATCCACTTGCTGTTACAAACACTGCTAGATCATTTTCATCTATAGGAGTTATTAGTAAGTCTTCACTGTGACTTACTGTGTAACCCATTTGGCTGAGTCGTTGCATAAACATTTTAGTTGCTAGCCCAACTCTGCCTTTAGCAATAAACACGATACGATTTGCACGTTTAATCTCACTGATAATCGCAACTTCGTTATCAGTATTATTAAGCTCGTTTACATAGCTAATCCATGTTTGTTCAAAGTTACTTTTTGTCTGTTGTATCATACTTTTTTAACTGTTGTATAGCTGACAAAAACAGAAACTTGTTTAGTTGTTTGTCAACATTTAGAGGACTCATACTAAGCCAGATACATCCAATACCCAGTTCTATCTTGCGTTTGTTCTGACAATATATAGGACTAAGGCGAAACTGATTTAGTCGAAGTTCATCCTCTTCACTAAGTGATAGTTTTATTGTATAACCATCATCTGTTTCTGTCAAGTGATAATTTTCTAAATTGAATGTATGCAAATGTAAACTGTGATAAAATTTACAAATATCATAAAATATATCATTGACTACGCCAGCACGATGATCTATATAGTATATATTATCTTTATTGACAATAATATTATCCATTGTTAAGTCACCGTGACAAGGTCCTAGTATACCATTATTAAGAATATCCCAATCAATATTTTCTATTGTTCGAGTACAGTCTATATCGACTCCATTAACTTTTAACGTTCCGGCATATTTTTCATCTGACTTACACATCATCTCAAACCTTCGCCAGGTTTTCTCTTGCCACAGTTGTTTATTAACAGTTGGGGAATTGTTGGTTAAACAATACGTCCATAGATTCTCTAAATTCTTCCAAAATTTTGTAAAGTTGTCACCATAAGGATTTACTTCACCTTCTACAAACTCATAACTCAATGATGTGTCTGTACTCATTACTGGTTGGGGGTGTGGAAATGTGTTATTATCTAAATTAATAGTAGTAGGATTATCGAATAATTTAATTATTCTATTGTTTACTTTGTATACTTCCTGATGGTTCTTGTCAAGAACTAATAACTCATCTTCAAATTGTGTAACTGTACCAGCACGACTTTCTCGATTGCCTATATCATACCAAGTATCCAATTCTTGGTGCTGTAGTGTATCAAGCTCTTTCATTATTAAGAGATCATTCCTATTGTGGGTACTGGCTTGTAGTATGCGATAATAGTCCATACTGTCTTTCATAAAACTTATGCCACTGTAAACTAAATCACCATCTGTATCATAATATGAACTGTTAGAAGGATTGCATGTAAAAAATGTATTGTCGTGTACAGCAGGAACCTGGTCGCTCCAGTTGTCACATGCGTTGTAATATAACGGACTATCAAATACATGTTCGGGTATTTGTCTAAAGCTAGACATTTGCCCTTCGCTCCAGTTGTCTATTTCAATAAATTCTATGTTATTGTAACCAGCATGTGTTAAGTATTCACGCACACGTTCTCTTTGATATCCAAGAGTTACATAGACTGTGTCAATGTTAGTGTAGCTAGCAATAATATGATCTATTACTGCACACGAACCTACTCGATTCAATGTTTTGTGAAATTTGGTATATCCAGAACTTCGGGTGCCAGGACCACTGCAAGGTATTAAGAGATTAGGCACTCAAGGTTCTCCTCAAATTTATCATTAAACAATACTTTACTTCCTACCACCAGTGTTACTTTGGGATCTTCTCTAAACTGTCTTACTGTGTCTATTGTAACTCCCCCATCAACTGTAACATGACGTTGTGTATCTTCTAGTGTTTCCAAGTTGTAGTATGCATCTTGTACTTTGATACCCGGAGCATAAGCCATTAATAAAAATTCATCAACTGATAGTCTATCGCAAATAGTGTCTATTTGTTTTATAGTATGATATGGTTTGAACGCTAGCTTTAGTCTTGGATCTCTTGACAAAAAGTCAACACAATCTGTTTCACTGTGGAAACTTTCGTAGTGTGCAAATATAACATCTGCTTGTGTGCGTAGTATGTCGTCCCATGCTGGGTTGTTACTAGCTATCATACAGTGGGCGTCGATGTGGCTGGGATAACTCAGTTCGTCTACTGCTTCTGGATGCACACCCAAACGTGGAACAAAGTGTCCATCCATAAAGTCCATGTGTACACTCATATCGTAATGAGGCTTTAGCTTTTCGTAGCTTTGATAGATATTGTATGGTCTATCACATATATAACTTAAACTTAACTGCATTGCTGTCTAATCTCCTGTACCATTTCTTCTGTCCAATCATACCAATGGTATCTGTATTGGTCAGTTATTGCTTCTGGAAAATCTATTCCATCTCCTCTGCTGAAATATTCTGTCCCTAATTCTTGCCGACCCCCTGCATGATGTATAGTGTAGTTGTACTGCAAACTAAATCCAGGAATACTTTGTTCTGGGATATGCCAATCAACCCCATCTGCACCTAACTCTTTTTCGTCTACTGGAGCTTTATCCCAATGTTCCTGTTTTTGTTTTAGATAGTTCACATACTGGTTAGCAAATAGTATAGCACCAGGTCCATCCCAGGCAGTCCAAACATCATCTGCACATAACTTACCTCTGACAATACTTAGTTTAGGTACTAATACTCTAGGACTGAGTTGAAATCCTAGGTCTGTATAGCCTTTGTCAAACAATTTTTCAGCAAATACCCATAAATCAAATCGAGGTTGGAGTAGTAAATCATATCGTTGTCTATATACCATATCATCAGCTGTTAAACTATCAAAAAATTCTTTATTTTGATGATAAGCACTAACATATAGCAAATGTTGATTTTGCCATGTTGCGGTGTCTTGCACAGGTGCAGAAAAATGTTCAGCCATTTCTTTGCTTATTTGATAACTATCCCAATAAACAAAAGTTAGGCTATCAGCCCATGCCCAACATTCACGATGATACTTTTCCCATTTGGATTTATTAAGAGGTATCTTTCCTTTTACAACATAGCCATCACTATCTCTTTCAATCAATAACGTATTGAGTAAATTATTTGCTTTTCGTCTTTTCTCTAGGTCATTATAGTCTATGTAAGGTTCTTTATCCAATCCTGCTAGATTCGGATCTTCTCCTACTAGGTATCTGTCAGCACTATCATAATTACTAGCACAAATGAATATATGGATCTCGGCACCTTGTGTAGTACCAAAGTTTTCCGGCACCCATTTGCGCCATAGATCCAGGCTCACAGCTCTAGGAGCACCAGTTAGTACTACTGCAATTTTTCTTTTCTTATTATAGTCCATAATTATATGCTCTGTTAATGATAAATATATTTATGCAAAGAATTATCAAGTTAGATCCTCAAATAAATCCTGTTACTTTCAAAGACGGCAGAGGTATTATACAAACCTATTTGCCAGAAGAGGATAGTATTAAAGAATGGAACTATATAGTTACACTAAAAGGTGCGGTCAGAGGACATCACTATCACAAAGAATTTGATGAATATATTATGTTTGTAGAAGGTGAAGGTGTGTATACAGAAATTACCAAAGGTGAAGAACTAGTAACTCCAGTAAGTGCAGGTGATTGTATATATTTGCCAATGAATGTTCCACATACTTTCTATCCTACAGCCGACTGTAAAATGATAGCACTGCTAACTAAACGTTGGGACAAATGCAAGGAACCATTAACAAGATGCGAATAGCAATAACAGGAGGAGCCGGCTATATAGGCTGTAGGCTCAGTGAATATTTTTTACGTCAAGGTCATACTGTTGATTGTATAGACTGGCTCAAGTGGGGTATCGAACCTGTACTAAACATAGTGGACAACGATAACTTTAATCTACACTGTGTAGACATTTGTACACCTGAAGTTGAACCTATACTCAAACAAGCTGATGCTGTGGTACACCTAGCTGGTATAATTGGCTTTCCAGCTTGCAACGCTGAACCAGACCTAGCGTATAGAATTAATGTAGAAGGCACTAAAAGAGTAGTTATAGCTAGTGATGATAAACCTTTTGTGTATGCAAGTACCGGCAGTGTGTATGGAGCACTAGATAGTGTATGTACCGAGCAGGTAAACACCAATCCTATTAGCACATATAGTGTCTACAAACTGGCAGGTGAGCGTATGCTGGATAGCAATGCTGTAATACTCAGACCTGCGACAGCATTTGGTGTTAGCAATAGACTACGCAACGACTTGTTGATAAACGACTTTGTACGCAAAGCCTGTATGGGTGAACACATGGTGTTGTTTGAAGGACATTTCAAAAGAACATTTATTAGTATAAACGATTTGGTACGCTCATTTGCTTGGGCTATAGAAAAACACGACCAAATGCGTGATGAGATTTGGAATGTGGGTGACGAAACACTTAACCATACTAAACTAGAAATATGCGAAACAATACGAAAGCATATACCCGCTTGGACTTATGAAAACAATACTACATTAGAACATGACCAAGATGGTAGAAACTATTTTGTTGATTATACAAAAATTAAGAACTTGGGTTTTACTGCTACAGAAACACTAGACCAAGGTATACAAAATTTAATTAAAGTTTATAAAAGTCAAGTATAACATTAGATATTTCATCAATGTCATAATTTGATAAATCTGCTTGTCCGGGTAATTGTAAACCAGTCTCAGCTACTTTGTCTGTTACTGGAGTTGGAATTGCCCACTGACTGTGATATGGTTGATTACTTAAACTATCGTAAACTGCTCTACACCCAATGTTGTGCTTACGCAAGTGTTCTGCTAGTTCGTCTCTGCGACTTACAATTATTTCAGGGTAAGTTGGAGTTACTGTAGTTAAATCAGTATTAATAAATTCTACATATCCTTTAAGGTTATCCACATACCTTTGGTATATTTGCTTTTTACGTTTTACTACTTCGGGTAATCTACGCATTTGTGCTATCCCAAAACTTGCTTGTAAATCAGTAAATTTAAAATTCATTCCCATTACATTGTATGTTTCTCCTACACCCACTGTACGTCCAAAGTTCTTTATAGCATGTATGCGTTCACTTATCTCCTCACTGTTAGTGATTATACAACCGCCTTGTCCTGTAGTAATAATTTTAGGAGCACCAAAACTAAAAATACCTACATCACCAAAAGTACCTACATGCCAATCTTTGTGCCAACTGCCTAACGCTTGTGCGGCATCTTCAATAACAAAGTGTCCAGCATCTCTGTGACGTTTAATATCTTCAGCATATGAATCAGTTGTTCTGCCATTTATACTGGTAACAAATACAACTCTTTGTGTAACATGTTCCCAATCAATGGTGTAAGCTTCGGGTTCAACATCACAAAAATTAGGTATACCTCCCATTAGTATAGCACCATTTGCTGTAGCGGCTTGTGTGTATGCAGGACAATTAAAATGTTCATCTTTTTTTACATCAGCCAACATGCTTGCTAGTAACAATCCCATTGTAGCACTAGGAACCATGTGTGCATGTTTAGCACCAGTATAGTCACAAATCATTTGCTCCATTTCTCTGGTCTTGGTGTGTTCCATAATCCAGCCATCACTGTTGATATATTCTTTAACACTATTGCGTTCATCAACACCGTAAACTGGGTTCATATGACTGTTAGGTGTCATCCTTTTTTCTCCTCTGAAATAGTAATGTAGCTTTTCTATTTGATCTTCTGTGTAATCGTACCATTTTCGTCTGTGGGTATCATAAAGACCATTGTGAGCTTCTGGTGTTCTTGCAATATTTTGTGCCGCCCTAGGAGTAAAATGTATGTTGTAATTATAATCAAACAAAAATTCTGTTAAGTGCCTATGGGCTGTAAATTCACCAAGATTAGAGTCTATTTTGTCATGTAGTTTATGCATGTTTACTTCGTGTTCATTTTTTACAAAATTACGATTATATCCATTTGTGGTTTGTTTTGTCCACTGCTCATAGTTTTTGACTAAAGTTTTTATTCCATCGCCATCAAATCCTATCATCATATCTGATATCCAAAATTGTTTTCCTGCAATGATAGATGTGTTACTACTATGCCATTGGTGATTATTATCCTCTGGTTTTTCTAATAGAATATTTGGACAACGTGAAGCTATATCCAACTCAGTTGGGTGTAGTTTGAATTTATATTCATTTAATTTACTAGCGTAATATTCTAATAAACAATTTTGCTGTTTCAATCCAAATCTAAAAAAATTATCATATCTTAGTTTTAAAATAAAGCTATCTTTGGTATACCTATCAAACATATCAGGATTCAGTCTATATGCTTCAGTCAATTGATAATATTGTATTTGCCATCCTGGATTATGAATAATATCTTTGTTGTACTCTTTTCGCAAACGTTTTACTATATCATAGTAGTCTACATAATAAGTTGTAAATGTGTCAACAAAATCAAATTGCTCTCTGAGATATTCTTCTAAATCAGGTTTTACTTTAATTGTACCTGTAAAAGTTTTTTCATCATGTAACATAAGTTGTAGTTGTTTACAAAATTCATCTGAACCATAAGGGTGATCAGTGTCTTCCAAAGGAAAAAAACCTGAAATTATAGTTCGGTTATTACCAGCCCATCCTGAATCTGTTTTCCATATTATGGATATCACATCTACCGGTTTCCCCAACGTTTCGACATTTTTTTTAAGAGCTTGTACTGTGTGTTCGCACCAAAATTTTGTTCCTACAAAACTAGGTTTTCCAATTAACAAAATACAGTATCTATCAACATCTTGGACAAGTTCATTAGGTTCTAACATTGTAATACCATTCGTATGTTTCTGTTAGTGCATCTTCAACTGTGTATTCAGGTTGCCAACCCAGTGACTGCAAACGTTTGTTACAGATAGCTCTGTTTTTAATGCCTTCTGGTCTGTCTGTGTTATACCATAGTCTACCTTTGAAACCGCTTATTGTTTTTAATGTTTCAGCAAGTTGTTTAATTGTAATCTCTACACCGCTGGCAACATTTACAGTATCATACTTTTTGTTGTTGAGAATAATATCCATTGCTCTTACTGCATCTTTGATGTATAGTATGTCTCTGCTTTGATTACCGCTACCCCATATTTCTACTTCGGTGTGATCATTACGCACTGCGTCTACAAACTTTTGCATTAATGCACCAATTACATGTGCATGTTCACCTACACGGTCACCAGGACCAAACATGTTTGTATTGATAGCTGTGCGCCAACAATAGTTACGTTCTTGGTTTATAGCTCTACACTGATACATGCCTACCAACTTGGGTAACGCTGTGGTCAAGTAACCTTCATGTGGTTGACCTGACATTAGTTGTTCCTCAACAAAAGGCTGATCACCCACTAGTGGATAGCTACATGTACTGCCTTGCAGTAATAAATTTTGTATACCTGCTTCCATACACACTTCGAATATATTGTTTTGTATTTTCAAATTACGCAACATTAGTTCACTACTGCGATCCAAATCTTCTTGTAATCCTCCAACAGTTGCGGCATTGATAACAACATGTGTAGGATTCTTTTGTAGTATATCTGTATATGTGCTTAGGTAATGTGTATAGTCTGTTGTACTAGTATTACCACCATGAGCTTGTTTATACTCAGTATAATACTTTCCTACCAGTCCTCTATTGCCTGCAATATAATAAGTCACGGGTTAACCACTAGGTAATTTGAAAGTTCATTTAGTTTATAATCTTCTTTATAAACTCCAGTCTTTTCTAACCATTGCTTTGTTTCACTGAGATTTTCAAAACTATCATATACCCAAGGTTCAGGATTTATAACAGCAACACCACCAGGGTTGAGATGTTTTCTTAAACTTCTAAACACTATATCCCAATCGTGTTTATCGTAAACAGTAAAGTAAGTATGATGCTTGTCGTCTTTGCCCTGTGTTTGCCATTCTCTGTTTAATGTTTTGCCATCATAATGTATTACGTCTTGTGTTTTCCAATATAAATTACTTTTAAATATTGTAATTAAATCATATTTTTTGTTTAGTTTAAAATCTTGTTGAGGCAACACTTCTAGTTCTTGTGGATTTAAATTAAACAGTTTCCACAGTTGCTGAAACTCACCGTCAAGTGAAGTTCTGTGATTGTAACAATCTGTAGTATCTATATTAGTAAATCCTAACTTTTGCATAATATAAGGCATTACACCAAACCACACACCAATATCAAGCCATTGAATATCTTTACTCATAACATTAATACCTATTTTATCAAGTGCTTTCATATGCACTTGCCAATAGTCCATACTGGTTGTGATTGATTTGAGATATCCAGTATCGGATACTATATCATAGTATGAGCTCCAGTCGGTGTTTAGTAATTCTTTTTCAAATGATTCGCTTATATTCATTGCTTGGCCTTGTTTGTCTAAGAATGTATTAACTATATTAGAACATATTTGTCTATCATAGTCAACTTGTATATTGTTTTTTTGCCAGTTACTGGTTGACAAATCTAAATCTTCATAGTACTCAGTAGTAATATGGTCAAATGAACTGGTCCATATATCATCTTTGGTTGTCTCTTGAACTATACCTCTAAATAATTCATAGTCTATACTAAGTACCTCTTCACCTTGTGCATTGTGCCAAATGTTGTTGTATGTTGCAAGATATTGACTAACACATTGATCCACCTTGCTCTTACGTTGTAACTTAATAGTATTGTCACTGATATTTAACAACTGTTCTAAATGGTGTTGTTTTAATCCGTGATATCTCATAACTTTAACACACCAATCGTCTATTAGTTTGAGTCTATCTATTCTTATTTGTATAACATTTAAAACATATTCTTTACTTGGGTACTCGTAGCTTTTTATTTGTTGCATATTTTCATCATAGTCTAGTATATGATGATTGTCTGGCATATTAGGTCTGAGATCATATGCTTTACCCCAGTCCATATCTCCTAATGCTTTATTAAAGTCGTCACTTAGTATATCTAAATTTAAAGCACTGTGGCTTCCTGTTCTAGGCAATAACAAATCCATTGGACTTAAACATTCGTACAGAGGATTATCAAACTGACTACAACGAGCGTGACTACCTGCTCTCGGTGTGCTTATCAATATTGTCCGCATGTACTACCTCCACTTCTGGCATTGCAAACACTAGTCTACCACCATCCAGTATCCAATCTTTTAATTTTTCAACAAATATATCTTTGAATCCAAAATTTGGAACAAAAAGTAAATCTGCTTTTTGTAATACTTCTTTTTCATCCTCTATTAGAATATCAGTACCTACTGTATATCTACCAATCTTATCTGGATGTATCTCTGCGGCTCCTTCGAAGTATTCGCCTAGTTTCCATATTTGTAGCATAGTATTACCTTTTGTACTTGCGCCATATACATAACATTTACTATCATTCTTTTTTGCATCGCTGAGAATTGCTCTAAGAAGTACTCCGTGTTGTTTTATTTTTTCAAAAAATGATCCAATAGTTGCTATCTCTTCAAAGTAAGTTATACTACCACTATGATATAGTCCTGCATATATTTGGTAGCTACCGCCTTGTATGTCATTCTCTTTAACTTCATTTATTTGTAAGCCATTACGTTCGTATAGTTCTACCAAGCTTCTATAACTGTAGTATTCTAAATGTTCGTGACACACATTTCCTAAATCTGTTTTCTTTAGCATAGGTGCTAGTGTCATCAGCTGTGCAATAAATACACCATCATCTGTGAGTACATCTGCTACACCTTTAATAAAGTCGTTGGGATCGTCCATATCATAAAACATTCCAATGGCTGTGACCACTTTGCATTTGTGATGTAGCTTTGAGCTATCCCACATTGTGGGCAACACTACATCAGCATGTTCACATAGTTTATTCCACAGATTGCTAGCAGGTTCGCATCCTATACGGACTCTATCTTGTTCTACACCACTTAGTAGTGTGCCATCATTTGCACCTATGTCAAGTACGCAATCACCGGGCTGTGTGTGCTGATTTGCAATGTCAGCGATGTCTAATAGATTTTGTTTTAGTTTTGGATTTAATGCACTTTCGTACCAATAGTGATCTCCATATAATACTTGCGGATCTACTGTGTGTCGCATTTGTACTAGACTACAACTTAAACATTGATCCAGTATCATAGGCGCTTGGCCTTTATTCTTCTGTGGCTCGATAGGAAAATCGTTGATATAGATTTCACCAAAGTCGATGATTTCCATAACATCTCTGCCGCAAACACGACATTGTTTTGCTTCATTGATTACCACGGATTGATCACCTTACTATTTTCAGACGGCTCATGTCCGTACCATCTATCATGTGCTATTATATAACAATAATCGCCTTTTGTCAAGTGGTCTTCATAGTAAACAGTGCCGCCCATTTTTTCTATATAATCTGCAACTACTAAACTATAACTGCCTTCGGTACTATCAACATCTGGCTTGTAGCTTTTGCCTAATATAATTACTGGTAATCCAGTTGCTACTGCACGTTTTGCCATTAGTTCAGCTTGTGCTAGTCTAGTTGTGTGTTGATTCCATGCTGGATCATAGTTTAAGTTTCTACTTACCCAACTCATCATTAGGTTATCTCTAGGGTGACACGGTCCACCATCGCCCCAGCCTGGTTTCATGTATGCATTACTTGTTATGAGTTTGTCTGACTTTCCAAGCCATTGCATTACAGTATGAGCATTTGCATTACCTACTGTGTCAGCCAGATCTCCTGCCCAGTTAGCAAAGTTTATTTTTTGTATTATCCATGCATTGTACAATGCTTTGGCTAGTTCTGCTTCTTGCCATGTTCCCCAATGCTGTACTGCATAACTGATACATTCTATTAGTGTTTCAATCCTTTGGTCATACTCGCCGCCTATAAACCAACAGTCGGGTGTTGTTATACCTTGCATAATATTACCTTGACTTATTAAAAAAGGCATGTATATTAACTTGCAATCAGTTTCAATTTTAGCACAAGTACCCGGACTAACTGTACAACCAACAATAACTGTTTTGTTTGAAAAATTGCTTAGTGCCGACTTTAAGTTTGTGTAATCAAAATCTTTTTCACCTTCAACAGTTGGAGTGTCAACACAAATCCATATTATATCACATTGTTTTACACTGTCAAGTCCGTCATATTCATTTCTTGTATCATACCTCTTGACAACAACGTTGTGTTGTGTTAGAGCATCATACAATACACTTCCAATATTACCAACTCCTACAATACCTACACTGGGCACAACTAAGTTTATATCTGGTCTGTATTTTATTATTGCACTACTTTTGTGCAACTGTTTTTCGATTTGTTTTTTAGCATCTGGATCTATTGCACTGCGAACTTGCTTTGGTAATTTCATTTGTTCAATAACACTGTCTATATGTTTGTGTCCGACAGGATTTAGATAGTCTAAGTTTATAAAATATTTTATATTATATGGATCTAAAAAACTTTTTTGTGTTCTAAAGTGAGGATCTCTGGTTAGGTCATTGCTGTTAATAAAATGTAAGCATTCTTCTAAACTGTAGTTTTGGTTTTGCATTGCCCGCCATATTTGTCCTGCTATTCTTTTATTTGGATGTCTAACAAATGCATATCCTGTATAGTCTGTCAGATCGAAGTTGTATTCTAGTGTGTATCCAAACTGTTCTGCAAGATGCATAAACTCTGTATTAGCATTTCTCCAAATTGGTACAAAGAATACTTTTTCCATAGCATTAACCCATATAGCATTTTCCCATATTGCCATATCAGTAACTTGTTCTATTACTTGTTGTGGTTTCATAGTATTTTTTTAAATAACTCCGATTGACTTTGCATCCATATTGTATTATAGTGCTTTCGATTATATTCTAATATTTCTATCATATCGTTGCTGTATCCTTGTGTGATATCAATATTATTTCTTATCCAATCTAGCGTTTGTAGTGCGGCATCTATACGCTGTTTTGATGTACTAAGTTTATCATAACGTTCATCCCAAAAGTCACCAAATGTGCGAAACCCTAAGGATCTAAGTTCATGTAAACTTCCTCTATCTCCAAACACCACAAAAGGTTTTCCTAATACAATACTCCTACTTACTTTTTCAGTCAGAAATACTTTGTGATTACTACAATTAAACTCTCCAACAATATCTAAATAAGTTTGGTCACTGTAGTATTTTAAATCTGTTATTTCAGACAAATGTTGTTTATCAGTAACTGAACTATAACCGTGATCCAATCTCTTTTTTAATTTTCTAAACGTTAGATCAATATCTTTAGGATCCAAATACTCGCTTAGAAACTTAATAAATTCTTTGTCAGAAAAATTTTCTAAATCGTGTAAACTATATATACAGTTATCAAATAAATTTATTTTATATGCTTGATGTAGTGCATATACTCTGTGTTCTCTGCATCTTCTATTGAGCCATAAAAAATGTTTTTGCATTGGTGTTGTATTGTACAACACCTCAATGTCACGAGAGAATTCAAAGTATCTATTAAATGGTTCATTGTAATTTACTATGGGCCAATCTTCAAACTGTTCTACATATTGTATACTACTAGGACTTACAAAAGCACTGTTATCTAAGATGCGGTAGCGTTTACAAAGTTCATAACAAATTTTATAAAGGTCTAAACTAATTAAATTACCACTCGGTTGATTGTGAGTTTCGTTTACATTTACTGTGTGCCACCAATCTGTAAACATGAATATAAGTTTTGTTTTTCTATCTAATATGTCCTGCCATACGTCTGGATAGATAGTATCTAAATTAGAAAAATAATGTACCTGATCAAAAGGTATATCAGTGTGTGCTAAATGAAAAGGTGTATCCAACACCAGACAATGTTTACTGCCTTGAGAAATAAGATCAAGTGTAGTTCCACGCAAAGGTCTCTGAGATTCACTAATTGGATGTAAGTTATTCATGCCAGTATTCTTCAAATTCAGGTATAAACGAAAGTATGCTTTGTTTGCGTACTTTGTCAAGTTCATTTGTTTCTACTATAAACTGTTCCCACTTATCCGGATCACGCTCTGTATTCATTACATGCTCTAATAAACTGCGATTGTTTGACACTTCCCAATCCTCTGCATCAGCATTTTCTATTGCTGTGATAGCTTGTTCATAGCCTTTGTCTTTGAGTGATTGTGGCAAATGTATTGCGTCCATCTGAGCAGGTTGTGTTACTTGTATTAGAAAAGGTAGTGTTGGGCCTATAGGTAATGTTTTGGTATAGTTGTACAAGTTACCTAAGTCAAGCCATGTTAAACTACTCAATGTACTATGTACCTGTAATCTTAGTTTGTCCTCTCCTAGTTCTTGCTGTAATTCAAATACTCTATTAAGATTTCGTTCCCACTTGCTCCATTTGCCGGGCCATCTAACATATTCATTTACACCTTCAACGCCATCACAACTCATATTGATGTGTATGCTTTTGAACTGCTTCCACAAGTCGTATACCTTAGATTGTATTGCTAGCATATTGCTGTTGAACTGTACTACAATATCTTTGGATCTTCCGCTATCTATTATATGTTGTAGTATCTCATAGTATTTTGCATTAAACAATGGCTCACCGCCTAGCATGTTTACATGTTTAAGTGTGGGTAGTATTTCTGCAAATATTTTATCAAACTGCGGAGTGTAGTACCATTCAAATTTATCTTTGTTTAGATGCGGTGCAGTATCCCAAAAATCTAACTGCGGATTTTTATAAATCTCGTCAGCCCACATACTGCTACTCCAAGGGTTACACATTCTACATTGTATATTACATTTATTGCCTAGTGTAAATTCTACATATTCAATTTTTATCTCACGCTGAAACTTATCTTTGGTGCCACATTTAAAAATATCGTTCCACATATTACGATAGCTTTCGCCACCATTAAGTTCACTTACCCAACATCTATCACAGAACGTGTGCTTGTGATTTTTCTCTATGTCTTTTCTTAATTCTATATGCGGTTGCCCTGTTAACAAGTCAGCAAGGTTATCACTATTCCATATGCTTTTAAATTTCCATTTGGTATCTCTAAAACTTTGCTTGTGAAAGTTATAGTTACAACAAGGACGTACTTGACCTTGTGGGTCAATACTCAAATGATTGTAAGCCAATACGCAATAGGTTTCTTCTTCCATTATTTTTTATATGCCTTGATACTTGTTATTTTGTCGTTACTAATAGTTAGTACGTCAATAACTGATAATTGTTCTTGTTCGTTGACATGCACTGTTATTTGTGCCATAACTTGATTTGTACTTGTAGCCATATCGTGTACAGTAACATGTATTCCTGGTACTGCATCAAATATTTTTTGATTAGCACTGATAACTGCTTCTAGTCCACTTTCACTAATTTCCCAATCTGTTAGTGTTACTGCATCATGCAGTAAAGGTCTTAGTTGTTCTACGCTGTTTGCATTCCATGCATCAAAGTATTGCTGTACTAGTTGTTCCATAATTTCTATCCTTGTATTTTGTTATATAAATGTCTGTACCACAGTGACAGTGACTTTTTGGACATATCACACTTTCTGGCAAATCTAACTGTAAATTAGGATCGTACAAGTTTCCTACCTGAGGCATAACACCACAACTACCCATATCTATTTTACCTTCACAGTTAATAAAAATACTTTCCATTGGTATCAAACATTTCCATCCTTTGAAGTAATTGCGACTTTCTGCTACTAGTCTATTACAATTAATAGGCTGTACTGATCCATCATCATATACTTCAACACTTGCCATGCCTTCAGCTTTAGCAGGTACACCAAACTTTATATCTTGTTCTAAGTTTGTAGTTTCTAAAAACTTTTTATGTTCTGGATTTTTGTAATTGTATGGTCGAGTAGTGTGACTTAGTTCTTCAAATATCGGAACGTATTCAATACGCCAGTTTTCATCTTTCATCTCTTGCTTTATACGTTTGCTAAAATCTATTACTTGATCCCATGTTGGCTCATGCATCATCATACGACCACACAAGTAATTTACTTTATCACTTAGGTATTTGTATATTTCCAAATAGTGATCACTGTCTACAAACTCTGGATGATAGCTTGCTACTACGTCATCAAAGTAGTGTACATTCTTTTCCCACCATTTTAGTTTACTGCTTAAATTTGTGTTTACTGCAAACTTGACTTCACTCATTCCGCTTGCTAATATATGATCCATTACTTTAGTAAGAGGTTTCCAATAGCAAGGTTCGCCTCCACTAAAGAATACTTTTAGTCTTGTATATCCTCTAGCAAGTTCATAGTCAATCAGTTTGGTCAATCCTGCTTTTATAGCTTCAACATCTAAGTTTAAATTACTGCCATTCCAGTTGTATTCATTACAGTAGGTACAACGAAAGTTACACAAGTTGCTTACTTGCCATGTAATATTAACAAACGGATCACCTGCTTGTTCTATTTTTATTAGTTGATTCATACTAACACCTTTGCGGCAATATTAGGAAATGTACTAATCCAGTTTGTATTTCTATTGCGGTCCATAGTATCGTTAAATTCTCTAAATCTACTCAGTAGCTTTTGTCTCTTTTTTTCTTCCATTGCATCAGATTCTAATAACTTAATTGCTTGTTCTACTCCATGATTCCAATATAAGTTTAAGTTATCGTATTGAGGATCATAATTTTTAAGTCTATCAGCGGCTTCTTGTCTTACTTGTTTATCTACTATACGAATATCTAAGTACGGGGGATTATCTAACACTATGGGAGACCATATATAAAGTAAGTTTTGCTCTTTGTGATTATTTTTAAACTGTACAACCCAATCTAAAATTTGTGGAATATCATCATAATTATAATTTTGTAATACAGTATAATGTTTTATTTTCCATGTATGGGGAAGTTTATACCACAGTTTGTTTATGTTCTTTTCTACATGATCCCATTTAGTTGGGAATCTGATATATTCGTTTCTATCATACACACTGTCTATACTGATCTGCACTTCTCCGTTTTTAAACTGAGTAAGTGTATCGTAAAAATCTTTGTTCCAATGTGTTAAGTTTGTTGTTAGTGCAACATAACATTCATCATTGCCACTGCGGAGTATTATATTCATTATTTCTATATTGCGCCGTATAAGTGTTGGCTCGCCTCCAGTCAAATAAAGTCTTTTAAGTGTTGGAGCAAGTTTTTGTATTGTATTGTCAAAGTCTTTACTTTGCCACCAATTCATGTTACTAGCACTTGCCATGTTAATTTCTTTTGTCCATTCGTCACGAATCCAACCAGGTAAACTATGATCTGTATCTAATATTTTCATACGCTCATCATGTATTCTATCACTGCTTAGACTCCAACAGCTATTACATCTTAAATTGCAAAAATTACCCAATCTCAGTTCTAAACTGTTTGGCAATGGAGGTCTACTGTGCATACTACTATCACGCCTTAGTCCGATATCGTTGTATTCAGTAAAAGCACTTTGTCTACTGCTTTGTATTCCTAAATCTTCTAAACGCCAACATACATCACACGCTTTAGGCTTTTCACCTTTTAGTAATTGTGATCTTATATCTACCATATAATCACTATACCAAATCTCTTCTATACTGTTGGTGCCAAAATTAAATTCGCTACCGTCGGTATTTTTTGCATGTATGTTTTCTGTAATGCTACAACACAACTTCACACTGCCTTCAGTATTGCTGTTTAAATTTACAAAAGGATGTAAGCAAAAAGTTTTACTCATGCTAGTGCCTCTGCTAATTCAGGTATTGCTACACGCCAATCTTCATGTCTAATAGGATCCCATTCTTCAAGCTGATGAATAGTTTTTTCTAATAAGTCACTGCGATCTTCGCTGTGTAAAAAATTAAGCATACCTTCTGCACTGCGAACAAAGTTTTGTCCTGAATCATATTGAGGATGGTTTTGAACCCAATGAATATGCTGTTCCCATTTAGCTGTAATTTTATCTTTGAATGTCTTAGGCAATACTTGCATACAAAAGTAATCAGGATCTAGTAAGTTGTTGATACGCATTTGTCCTACTTTAAGTAATCCTTTGTTTACCCAATCTTCGTGAAAGTCTGGTAAATGATATACGTTCATACAACTTACTGTTGGTGTAATATCAAAATTAATGTTAGGAGTTTGTTCCATCATTAGTTGTCTATTAGCAACTATGTCACTCCATACTGTGCCTTTTCTAATATATTCAGCACGACTTCCCATACCATCTAAACTTGCTGTACATTCTACACTTTTAAATTTTTTCCATAAGTCTAATACATTTTGTCTTTTGTAAGTAAGCTGACTAAAGTTGGTTGTATACAAAACATTTACTTCATGAGCTCTGTTGGTCTCAATCCAATAGTTCATAATTTTCCAATGCATATCAGTTACAAGCGGCTCACCGCCTGCCCAGTAAACTTCCTCAACAGTATCCAAGTAGGGCCAAAGTTCTTCCTCAAATCCTTTTTTGTTTTTAAGTTGTATAAATTTTTGAGGTGCAATATCGTCGGGCACTTCGCCAAACTTTTTCATAAAGTCGTCGTACCATTGTGTACTAAATGTAGGACTACAACTTCTACAACTCATATTACAAAGATTACTAAAACGAAAATCCATNTATGTAAAGTTTACATTGTTGTGTGTTCCGTCATGTTGTGTTTCAAGAGTTTTNCTATANTGTTTTTCGCCAAACTTCTTGTTCATATTNATGCGTAGTGTATGTGCATCTCCATCAGCTTCTAATCTATAACATCTTGTACAAGTAGGATGTGGTTTATCTGCTAGCATATTGACTCTAAGTTTTTTAGCAACATCACTGTTCCATAATTCTTTAAGTGTACTTTGATTTGTATTTCCGTAATCGCCTTTAGCAGGATCAGCTAGACAACAAGGAAATGCACGACCATTGGGCCACACATGCATATGAATCCACGGAGCCATACAAAAGAACTTGCTCTCAGTTAGATTATACTTTTTATCGTCCATTACCATCCTCTGTTAACCACTTTCTCATAGTGATCACCGTATTCTTTAAGTCCTTCCAACTCAGTATAGACTTCATAGCAATCGTTATTACGGATCTTATCCATCCAACGTTGTTCATCATGAAACCTGTCAATGAGTTGAGAATTATCTTCGCTCCATAGATATTTAAGCAATCCGTCAATCATACTTTGTACTATTAAAGGATCATACTGCCAGTCCGGATGTGCTATTTTAAATGCACGTTCAATATATTCTTGATGTTCAATCCAACGCTTCTCAACACGTTTTTTAAATTCTTTTGGCATAACAGTCATACTTAAATATTCAGGATGTGTAAGTAATGTGAGGTTAAACTCTATAGGATCTACTAGACCTTCTTCTATCCATTCTTTGTGAAAATCAGGCCAATGTAGTGCATTAAAGATACTAATAGTACTGCTTAAAAAGAATCTAGTATTAGGACTTTCTCTGATCATCTCTTTACGATTTTTTATAATATCAGTCCATATTGTATCTTTACGCAAATATTCTGCACGTTGCCAATTATCATCTAAACTAGCACCCACATGTACATTACTGAAATTATTCCAGTAATCAAATATATAACGTTTACCTAATCTAGTTTGTGTAAAATTGGTTGTATAACTTATTTTTAAATCAGTATTGCCTAACTCAATCCATGTGTCTAACATCTCATAATGCTCTTTGGTCATTAGAGGTTCGCCACCTGCAAAATAAGCATGTTTGACTTCACCTATTAAAGGGAGTGCTTGTTTCCAAAAACTCTTGGGTAATTGTAGTAGTGCAGGTCCATCATACTCGTGTCTTTTGATACTGTCTTGATACCAACTACTGCTAAATTTTACACTACAACTCAAACATCTTAGATTACAAAGATTATTAAATCTAACATCCCAATAGTATATTTTTGGATCGTCGTGACTTCCATCTGCATTAGTAGCTTTTGTCCTGTGAAAGTAATCTGCAAAGTTTTGGTTTAGTTCTCGTCTTAGTGTGTATTGATTACCTGCTTGTTCTTGTTGTATGCAACGTTCACAAGTTTGACTTGGCTTGTCAGCAAGCATATTAACACGCAACTCTTTCATTAGACTGCTATTCCACAAATCAGATATACTATTGTCTCTGATATTTCCTAACTTTCCACTGAAAGGTTTATCTTCATCTGGCAATACAACACAACAAGGAAACGCTTCCCCACTGGGCCAAAGATGCATTGTTATCCAAGGTGCCATACAAAAGTTTTTACTATGTAACAGCTTAGACATAGCCTATCTGATCCTTGAGTTCATCTTTGTCATAAATTTTTGTAGGTAAGTTTCTAATACGCCGCCAATTTAAAATACTTTTTGCTAGCTTTGGGTGTTGCCAAACAAAATCATCGTCCCAATGAAACTCTACAGCGGTTCCATCTATAGTATCTTTCATTAGGTATTGCTTACATTCATTATTATATTCAATGTTTTTAATATCTTCTAATGTAGCACACAAATCGTAATACTGGCTCATTTCAGGGAATACTTGTTTAAAGTGAGTACCTCTTCTTTTATCTGTTGCTTTGATAAACAGTATAAAATTTCTTCTAGCATCATCAATTTGTCTACACTGTAGATATTGATTCTCATCAGTTTGTCTTACTTTTCCTCTTTGTTCTACAATACTGTGCCAATAGCTAATTACCCTATCCCACATTTTAACTTCTTCTTTACTAAAGTAATTACTCCAAACTGTATCATGGTGATGTTTTGTATATTTGTCTTGATTATTTGCCCAACTCCATTCTGCAAAATATTCAGTAATATACTCAAAATAACTTTCGTAATCATCTGGTAACCCTATCAATGAAAACTGATTTGGTTCTGTACAGTGTGGAATATCAAATGTAATCTTAGGACAATATGCTCTGTTGTGTAACTTACCTCTCCAGTATCTTATTTTTTCTAAGAACTTGACGTAGCTTGTAACACTTAGTATATTGAATGTATTCATTATCTTAACACCACTAAAAAGATGCTCGTCGTGATGTTCTAGTCCTCTCATTATACTTTCTAAGTTTGTTTCAAATAATTCTAAGTCTAATCCATTCCTAGCATATGCGGCTTGATCGCCCCAACTTTCAACACTAGTAAATACTGCAAACTTTTTTATTTTTTTATCTTTGAGTAACTTATCAACTTTTTGTATTAACCTATGTACAAGTTTGTTTTTAACATTTAGGTTAGTATTGAGTTGAAAAATCATATCTTTACAATCGTCTGACTGTTCTAACATGTCTAGCCATTTCCATACGTTTTGCTGTAGTAATGGTTCACCGCCAGTTACCCTAATTACTTTGAGATCTTTTCTCAGACTAGGCCACCATTCCCAAAATGCATCTACATAAGGATTGCTTGTTTCTTCGTAAATTTCTTGTTCTACCACTTGTAAGTGTTCTGCATTTTCCAGTGGTCCGTTTAGTTGCATCTCTTTCATCCAAGCACTGCTAGCCTTAGGATGACAGTATGCACACCGCATGTTGCACTCATTGCCAAAACTTATTTCTAAGTATGTAGGATTGTAATCATGTTTCCAACCATTTTCTAATATAATTTTGTGTGCTTCGGGTGTTAGCAGTGTTTCGTTTTTACTTTTTATAATCCTATCACTTATGTGTTCTTCGCCCATTGCTTCAACACGCCAACAGTAGTTACATTCGCTAGGTCTATTACCTTTAAGCATTTGTTCTCTTCTGTCTTTTTTAAACTGTGTATTGTGTAATGCACTCGGATTCTTTTTAATTTCCGCTAATGGAATTTTATGAGGTAACGGATGATAACAACTGTGTGTTTCACCTGTTTGTAAATATATTGTACTACTTAAAAACTTTGCTGTACACATGGTATCACAGCCGTACACTTTTTTCATTACGTCACGTTCAGTATAGTAATCAATATTTTTAAACATTATGCTTTTCTTTCCAATCTAAGAACAACTGTGCAAACTCCGGAAATGTATGACTAAAATCTGTTTTACGTCTGTAGTCATGTGCTCCAAAGAATCTAACAAAATTTTCTTCCGCATCTTGTTTCTGCTGGTCGTTATCAAATCCTTGCTTCATAAATTCAATACTACGATCAAATCTTTCAATTTGATGTGGTTTGAATCCTATCCATCTACTTGCCCTATGTCTATCTTGATTCTCTTTCATAAATGCTAAACACTCGTCAGCAAGATACCAATGACTCTTAGGCGTAAGCTGTAAACTTTGCCACTCCGGATGTCTTAACATAGGTGTATCCAAAAATACTTTACTGTGACCATATACTACAATTTTACCACTATCATCTCTTCTACTTTTTGTTACATTGTGAATACGCTGTAATTCTAATATACCTTCCATTAAACGTTGTATGCTAGGTAAACTAAGCATGTTGAACGTTACAATAAACGTTACCAATCCTTCGTCCACTCTGGTTAGATAATTATTTACATTGTTCCACATGCGATCAAAGTCTAATCCATGACGCATATATTCAGCTTGTCTACCCCATCCATCTACACTAACAAACATACGAAAACGTTTTAGTTTTTTATACTCACTTATGAAACTTACTTTATCAACAAAGTTATTCCACAATTTATCAGGTACACTACAATTTGTAGTTACAGCCATTTCTAAATCGTCTCTGCCATTGTCAATAACATGATCTAAAACTTTGAATGTATTTTTATCCATGAGCGGTTCTCCGCCTGTCATTCTAAAGTTTTTTAGTTTTGGATAAAGTTCCGGCCACCATTCCCAAAATGCATCTACATAAGGATTGTGATCTCTATTTTTAATAGGATATTGTCCTATTTGTTTAAAGTAGTCAATGCTATTGTGAGGTACTTTGGTTGGATAAGGTCCATTTTGTTCAATATCTTCTGCCCACTTACTGCTTAGATGCGGACTACAATAACTACATGCTAAGTTGCAAGCATGATTAAAATTGATCTCCATGCTTGTAGGTTCTATATCGCCATCTGCACCTTTTTCTAATACATCTTTCCAACCAGCTTGTGCCCAAGGTTCGCTACTTCGATAGTGTCTATCACTATTAAAATTACGATCCATCTTTTCAATATTCCAACAGTAGTCACACCCGCTAGGTTGTTCTCCTTTGAGCATCATAGCTCGTTGTTCTTTTTTCTCTGGTGTATTGTGTAATGCTTTTGGATTATTTTTTAGATCTTCTGCATTAATTTTATGTATAGGAGGTAGGTAGCAACTATTAGTTGTTCCATTGGTTAAATGAATACTGGTCCACAACCATTTAGCCATACACATACTATCACTTATTTCAGCAAGTTTTGGCTTTACTAGTTGTGCGGCTGTTTCCGGATCTGGATCAAGTTCGTAATTGTTTGTGTTTGTCATCGTCTTATGATGTCCTCTTCAATACAATTTTCACCATATTGTACTTCTAATATATGTGCAGATTTATCACCTTCGTTGGTTACTTTATGCCACCAATTATTCTGTATCACAAAGTTTGTGTGTTCAGTTAGCATTTGTATTTGCCAGTCTCCATTGGGAAATTCTAAGTTAATTGTAACATCACCTTTTAACACATACCAATGTTCACTTCTCATTTTATGTTTCTGGTCGCTTAAACTAGCTCCTGGGTTAATAACTAATTCTTTTACTTTTATAGTTTTCTTATCATCTAATACACGCCAGTAACCCCATTCACGTTCAGTCTTTTGTGTCCGCCATTCATCTAATATCCAACTGCTTGAATTCTTTTTATCATTGCCGCCAACTCCAAATGCAAATTCTACATCTGGATGATTACCGTACTCTTCGTATTCTGGAGTTGTAGTATTGCTTCTATCTCCACCATTTGCAAATATTAATTTACCAGCGTTGGTACATAGTGCTAAAAATATTCCTTGATTCGCTGTATCATCACTATCATCAAATCCAATTATTTTATCTACTACTTCTAATTCTCTGATAATTGACGCACGTTCTGCAAAAGGCATGAACGCTTTTCCTTTTTTACGCATTAGCCATTCGTCACTGTTTACACCAACGACTAGCTTGTCGCCTAATGCTCTAGCGGCTTTGAAATATGCTATATGTCCACTGTGTAGAGGATCAAATCCGCCAGTAACCAGTACTGTAGATTTATTCGATACTGTCATCAACTTGGTTTTCTCTAACCATTGCACCAAGTCTGTGTGGATTTTTATAAACCTTCTTAAAGAATCTACTACCAACTTTGTCCATATCTGAAATTTCTAAATCTAGCTCACCGCGAAGATCTGCACCAAGTTCTACTGTTTTCTTTTTAAGTTTATCCCAATCCCATGTTACTCCAGTGTTCACACACATTTCAGTTCCGTCTTCAAACTCAGGAAATAATTCTGTATTAAAAAAGTTAGTTAACCAATCAAAATCTCTCACATTACGCCAGTCCCACTTGCGTCTTTCAACATTGGTCATATGACAACCTAGTCTTGCACCATAAATTGCCCATAAACCGTTTGTTGCATCTTCGCCTACACTCATCCATACTAATAGCCTTTTGTAATTTTCTTCAAAGATTTTTTTAAGATTTTTTGCCTCAACGACATCTCCGCCTTCTAGTCCCATCTTTACACCTTCACGGAAACCTGCTCTCCATGCTTGTAGAGGACTAGCATTGTTAGCAACATCACAATAGATATTATTCATTTGCACATATTGTATATTCCAACAAAAGTCAACCTGTGCGGCTTTATCACTTTCTGGTGCGGCTTCGTGTGTACGCATTTTGTTTACTACGTCTACGGGCCAACACTTGATGCCACCATTGCCATATACTAATCCATTTACAGCATTTTTACCTGCCCAACTAATTACATCTGTATCTTTAATCCTGTCCATATTCAATTCAACATTAAAAAAGTCTTCTCTGACAATGTTGTCAGCATCTACAGTTACAAATCTATCTGTATCACTCATTGCCGCCGCCGCTTTGTGTGCCGCATCACTGCCCCATACTCCATGGCTACGTTTTGCCCACGGGCATTTTTCTAATAGATTTGCATAGTTTTGTTCTGCGTTTGGTTCATCATAGCTAATGTATACAATGTCAAATTCTGTTATTGGTATTGTTGTCATACTGGCGATTCCTCTGTTATGTCGAATGTTATAGTTCTGTTTTCTTCTCTTAATAGAAATGCACTGTTAGTAAGATCTAAGTCAGATTCAACTTCTACAGTAGAGTTATAACCGACAGCTGACTTAGGTAAAACCAATGTTCCCAATAGTCTGTTAGGATCATTTTTATCTGTCACATATAAACCTACATCATGATAAATTTTAACTGTTGTTGGGTCCTTAAAATTGCTTCTCATACTGAACGATTGCTCTTGCGGTATTATAGTAAAATCACACAACACTTCCTCATTACTTATCTGTGGAACAATATGCCTCCTTCTGAGGCTACGTCTGCTTGTATAATCAGCACCAACAAATGTTGCTTTCTTTGTAACACGATAAGTCTTAAAGATTTTCTTTGTTAAGATACTCATTTCTCCAAGTCCGCAAACATTTCTAAATGCACTCATATCAAATAGCAAGTACCCTTGTTCAATAAGTTCGCCCGGATCAATATCAATTTTTTTAATTAAGAAGTTAGGATCTTTATCTTTAATAATGTATAATGTAATGTTGTCGTATTTTCCATCTTTCTCTGGATTAATTGTTGCTTGTTTAAAATAGCGTTTACCAGTCATCTTATAAAGTGTGTCTTGATCAAAATTTACTTCCATTTTCCAACTGTTGACATACATAATAATATTCACATCTGCTTTGGTTTTATCATTAACAGGAATCATACTAAGAGACTGTTCAGCTTCTTTGATACGCAATACTGCTGATTTTTCTCCTAATATAAATCCATCGTCTGTTTCAAGTATAGAGAATTTTTTAGGGTCGCTAATACCCATAAGAATTTTTCGAGCATCATCATTTTCTGTAAAAAAATGAGGTGACTTAATATCATCAATGACACGATTAGTGACTGTTATAACTTCGCCTGTATCGTCGTCATAGTAGACGCACCACTTTTTAGGTGCTTTTTCTTTTTTTAGAGTCTGTAATAAACTTGGTTCTGTAGACATGCATTACTTCATCGGTTAAAAATGTTTCGTCGCTGTAGTGAATAATTCCACTAGGTAGTATATAGTTTTCTATTTGTATCTTCTGATGATTGGTTACCCAAGTATTCATAAACTCAGTCCATCGTTCTGGTACATCTTCGTTAAATATTCCATGCGAAAATCTATGTAGATCTGTATGATTATTTAAAAAAATTCTTGTATCTAATTCTAAATCTAAGAAATGTGTTACTAGATTACACAAAACATTCTTTTCAAAGTCTTGCGGTTTTTTATCAGTAAACACTTTGCTGTATACATCTCTCCAGTTCTGCAAGACTGGATCTGCCATTTTAAACCATTCAATGGCTAGTGCAGATTTTTGTTTCCAGTATATTATATTGTAATACAATTTAGGAAGTTTATACTGTATTTCATATTCGAATCTTAAATGTCGGGCGGCAGAAAATCCCTTATAATTATTAGCATTTACTGGAAAACTTATGTCATTGGTTGCCATTAGTTCCCACAGAGTATCTAAATCAATATTAATTAGTATTGTATCGTAATCTAAATATATAGTTTCATCAAAAGGTGTACAATGATAAAGTTGCCATAAATTCATGCCATGGAAGCCATCTTTGTATGCACTATTGCCGTATGGTAATTCAACTATATAGTCGAAAACATGTGAGTAATAATCACTTATCATATCTAATCGACCTTTGTCAACTACTAAACAAATTTCAGCATTAGGATCGATTATTTTTAGACTACAAGCTAATGTATAACAGTGTTTAATTTTATCTTCATCAGTGTCGATGCCTAGTGTAATAAATCCTCTACTCATTTACCGGCTCCGCTTTATCTAAATTTTCTAATAGACCAAAATAATGTCTGTCTAATGCCCTCTTATTCATAATGTGTAGATTCTGCTGTGTATGTCTAACCAATATATTCTTCCATTGTTCAACCCTGTCGTGTTTTAAGAATATAATATCGTCATGTGAGTTTATTCCTATAATATCATCTTTTTGATCCATGTTTAACAATGGCGTATTAAGGTAGTCATGTACAAATTCTTCAGTTGTAAACCCATTCATTAGGTGTGCGGCAATACTTACACAAAAGTCTGTTCTAAATAATGATTTAGGAAACTGATACAACAAACTGTAGTACTCCCAATGCTCTTTTACGTGAGCCCACATATCAAAGAATATTTTACTTTGTTCGCTTTGATCAAAATATACTATTGTGCTCCACCAATGACCGATTCCTCCTTCGTTTAATGTTATCTCATTTATATAAGGACGGTCGCCACCGATATATTCAGCGTACCTGTGCATTCCAACAGGAATATCTGTTTTAAACAGATACTCATAAAAGTCGTTCATAATTAAAAAGTCTGTATCTACCAGCAATGTTTTTTCAAAAGGAGTTAGTTCAAAAACTTTATGCTTATTTGTATTAGTAAATTGTGCGTTAAATTCTGTCCATGGACTGTCCATGTGTTTACGCATGTTCATTTCATTCGGAACATTGTTGATTATAATATAATCAAATAACGATTGTATCTCTTGCTGTGACTTAGTTTCGTTCAGCCAATTTTCAGTACCTTCATCTGTAATGAGGGCTACTTTTATTCCATTCATATAGTGTTTGGCATAACGTGAAGCTAGACTAGCAAATTTAATATAATCTAATTCTTGGTTATTGTATGCGAACATACAAATGCCTTGAGGTTCATGTTTTTCTGCCATTTACCAGTCCATCAAAGTCTTGATATTTCTAGCTTTCTTAATCTTTTCCAATTGAACTTTGTATTCATTTGTGGATTCGGTATAAGCACCCAGTAATGCTTCTAAGAAATCAGCTAGATCAGTTATCTCAATCGGATTTTCTTTAGTATCTAAAATAATGCTAAATGTTTTCCCTTTATCGATCAAAGTTTTTACAAAACTAATTGTTGTAGGATCAGCATGAAATACTCCATTATTATAATGGACAGTTTGTAATACCAAAGCTCGTTGCTTTAGTGTATTTTTTTGGTTACTTAGAGTGATGCGATAATTTGCAAAGTCTAGAGCTTTCTCGAGTCTCTCATCCATAGAGTTTCTCCTTTAGTTAACTACTACTATAACTTATTTATGCTGTGATTGTCAAGTGTTTTTTAGCTATCGTCTGCACTTGTAAATGTGTTAATAACTGAGCATGTTGGATTTGGTGTAACATCTAAACTAGTAGCACCGCTTGTAATTGTATCAGGCATCAATATACTTAATGCTGGTGTAATTGAACCGTCAATAATGTTTGCATGAGCTGTATCGTCAAGTACAATTTTAAGTTGTACACTTGCACCATTATCTACATATTTGCCATACATTCTAAATTTTAACTGCTGGTAACTACTGTAAATGCTGTAACTACTAACATAGATAGTATTACTATATGTACCGCCAAAAATAGCTCTTTCAGCAAAATTTGGATATATACCTTTTCCAGTTATATAACCATGTGCTTGTCCGCCGCCATATCCGTAACCGTATCCATAACCGTAACTGCCTATTTGTCTACCTAGCGTAACACCACTACTTTGAAATAGTAGTCCTTCGTTTGTTGCGGCTCCGTCGCTACCATCTCCATACTTGTCTGTTAAATCGTAAAAACCTTTAGCTTCACTAGTACCAAGTGTAGTTGCTGTACTTTGTGTAACTGTATCCCAGTCAAAGTTTAATACGCCCATTTCATTGATAACATCTGCCCAGTTATAATATCCAGCTGTGCTACCGCCACTCATAGTTAAACTAATTCTAACTTGTCCGCCTGCATTAAAGAAATATCTTGCTTTGTTATAACTTCCCCATGTCCATTTGTGTTCACCTACTAGTTTAGTTTGCCAACCTGTAGTTCTACTGTATGAACCTCCGCTAGGTGTAATAGGTATTGCACTTGCATTTGTAGGATCAATGGTTAAATGTTTGTTGTTAAGTAAAATTGGAGCAAATTTATCATCAATTTTATTTAGGTCTTCTGCTCTTATAAGAGTACCAAGTCCAATATCAGTTCTATTTGTTGGTATTGTAAAAACTATTATACTGTCTACAAGATCTGTGTGATTAGTTGAAATATTTGTCTTTGCTACTAATCCTTGTAACTGTGTCGCTGTAATATCATCAGCTACTGCTACAACTACGTTGCCTGATCCCCAACCATATTTGTGTGTATCAATTCTATTTGCATCTGTGACTGCGGCTGTAGCGTAGATATCACCAAACACTTTATTAATTTTTGAACCTACTGCATTAAAATGTGCCGCGGTTGCAATATCACCTGGTGAATTTGCCATAGTTTACTTCGCTCCAACTACTACTTCTATTGTACCTGCTTCATCGGTAGTTTTTTCTTCTAAAGCTCGTCCTACAACAAACTTCCAACTATAATCATCTCCTGCTTCCATTCCTGTACCAGCTGTAGCACTTGAAACAATTCTAGAACCTTTGCCTACTTTTCCAATTACTTTACAAGGTACTCTACCTGCTAGTGCAATATATGGATGTGTAGCATCTGTACCTGCACTTGCATTCATTTCAAACGCTGGTGCAGTACTTACAACTCCGAAAACTTTAACATCGTTTGCTTCTGTAGTTTGTGTAACTTCTTTGTCTCCACCTAATATGACTATTGTTCCAGCTTCATATTCTGCATCAGCTTCGTAACGTTCTGCCAAGTCAGCGTATTCTGCTGTAGTTGCTGTGCCTCTAAACTTATAGTCTGTTGTGCTATTCATTTGAATGCCTGCTTGAACACTTGGAAATTGTGTACTTAATGCTGTAACACCATCTTCTAATTTTTCATCATTATGAGGTGTCCACGCTACAGTGTCATCTGTTGTAATACTAACAATGCTTCCATCAACAATATGTTCTATTGTTTTATGAAAGTTTCCGCCTGTGTCTTTTCTATTTCTAAACTCAATCTTTGTTGTACCAGATCCACTAATAATAACGCTCCAAACACCGTTATCATAAATTTTTAATTGACTATTTGCACTATCATACCAAAGTTGACCTTCAGTTGGATTATTTGGCGCTGTTCCATTTGCAAAATTTTCTAAGAGGTGTAACATATTTTCGTTTATTGTTTCACCAAACCGTGTAAAGTTTTTACCTATTAGTCCAATACTAGTGCTGGTATCTATTGTTCCGTCATTTACAACTATTGCTGTTTTTCCGCTGTTGCTATAATCTATTGTATATGGCATATCTTTTCCTTTTACAAGTCTGCAAAACTTGATCTAATCCTTAATGTGTATATTACTTGTATTTTTCTATTTGCACTTTTTTGTACTGGATGAAAAATAACATGGGTTAACAAATCGTTGTTGCCCGAGTATAGTGCAAGTTCGTCAAACACATATGTATCGTCCATATTGGTAGCTGTATCTAATAGATCTTGTCCAGTTATACTACCATAGTCAAGTGTGCATGTTGTAATAACATCACTAAATGTGTTTGGACTGGTATGAGCAAACTCTGTTCCATTATCTGCACTTCCTGTTACTGTTTCATCAACTGCTTGACTAAACGTTTGATTATATAATGCTCCACTAGCAGTGTTAGTGTTAGTTGCTTTATATGTAACTGCGCCGAGTCCGTCAATAGTAGTTCCACCATTTCCAAATCTCATTGTAGCAACTTGATGTGTGCTAGTTGCGCCGCTTTCATTAGCTAAAAGACTAGCTATCGCAATACTCATATTTTCGTAGTTAATAGCATTACGTCGACGTACTAGTACTTCGCCAGATTCTGGATCCCATATCTTAATGTGACCTTCTATCCCTATTAATGATGTTTCTATCTTTTCTAAACTCATTGTTCTTTCCAATTTAAAGTATTTATATCGATCCTTGCCCTGCATTTCTAATGAACGCATGTTCAGGGCTTGTACCTACCGCTGTGAGGCTTATTCCGCTGTCATTGTACGCTAAACGCAATCCGTCCTCATAATGTGAGAATTTTTGTACTGTTGGTATACGCTGACTTGGTCCTGCATTAGTTACAGTTGCACCGCTGGTGTGTGCTTGAGACGAAGTTCCTCTTGTTCCTCTAATGCAAAACACAAGATTTTCTCCACTTACTGCATTGTATTCTATTCTTTCAGTTCCTATCCAAACCACTCCAGGTACTAATCCTATATCTCCGTCACCTCTGTCTACTCGATCCAT